ATGAAAAAATATCTCATTATCATCGGTGCGGCAATTTCTGCCTTTTTGGCTGTTCTGCTCAAGGTCTTTAATCTTGGACGGAACGAAGAGCGGAGTAAACAAAAACAGGATGATTTAAAAGCGGCTGAAACGAGAGTAGAGGTTGATCATGAAGTCGATCAAAGTGGTGATGATAGTGTGCGTTCTCGCCTCTCTAAGTGGGTGCACGATGAATAGAGTCTCGCCCTGTGTAGGGTGGACGCCGATACATCCGACGTCGAAGGATGTGGCGGGCATGAGTTCGCAGTTAGCGCGTCAAATTTTAGAACACAACGCTTACGGGGCTAAGGTGTGCGGGTGGAAGACGGCGAAATGAGCAGCTTTTATTTTTCTTCGTCATCGCAATTATTTTTAAAATGTAACGCGTTGTAGGTCTATTATGTCCGTAAAGGGAGGCTATCGTTGCCGCTGTTTGTGTAGTGCGGGGTGCGGGTTCTGAGGCGTATACAAAGTGTTCCTAACCGGGTTGTCAAGGAGCGGGTTTACCGGTTAGTGAGGCGGTGGGGCGTTAATAATCTATATTGCGCGGGGTAAAGTTATCCTACGGGCGTCGTTTCGATCAAGCGCCGAGGCGTTAGCGGCTTTTGCTGAAGCTGAAGAAGATTTTTAGCACAGTTTGATAGTGTCGGTAAACTAATGGTGGACTTAAATGTGGAAGATTGAATGCACCACCTCTTTTAAGCGCGGCTATAAGCGTGAGAAGAAGGGGCGGTGTCGCCTTATTGAGGAGGAGCCCAAAAATCGCTGAAGCGTTAAAATAATCGGTATTTAAAAATTAGGCACTGTGGTTACGCTTAGCTGGAAATTGGGAAGATTATTGAGGTTGGTATATCCAGTCCAGTGGGGTGTTGATTGACCGTTTCATTGGTAAGGACAGATTGGTTTTTGTGCGCGTTGGTTTTTATCTCGCGCATATTTATGTTCCAGGGAATATCAAGAATGTTATTGAAGTAAAATTTGGACTGAATATTTGACAGAAGAAAATATGAGGTGCAGAAGTTCGCATTTTGATTCACAATGTAGGTATAATATATTGAAGATATTGGCTAAATAGGTTTTCTTAAATTCGCGATAGGTGATTTTACAGTGCGCTCAGAGGCTCTTTTCTGCTTCTTAAGCGTACAATTTTTTTTGGGGCTGCCCGTTATTGTAACGAGGTAATCCGCCAGTTTATTCTTTTTACGTTGCAGAATTTTATAGCCCTTTTAGCTTACTCTAACTCTTTTTATTTGCTTTTTGCCAAACTGGTTATTTGTTTGTTGAGTTTAAACTTCTCCACAAAGCTTCCCGCACCATCTTTCGCCGATTTAAGTGCTTTTTCGCTCTGTTGTTGCATTGGACATATGCCTGAAAGTTTCGAATTTTTTGGTGGTGAGATAGCGATTGCCGTACAGCCGCATAAAATCGGAGGACTTCTGTAATTAATGCCAAAAATTGACATTGTATGCCACAGCGCTGATATTTCTTTATTATTCGATTTAAAGTCGTTTCCCGCTTTAATATGAAGGTGCCAACATATTACCAGGTCACATATTAAACAATGGTCTGATACAGCTTCCGCTAGCAGTGATGAAAATGCAGGGCACCGCCCGCGCGACACATCAAGCTCTACTTAAAAATGGTCGCGTGAGAAACGGAGCCCTTTAAAAAAATGCTTCCTCGGGCAATACCAGAATTTTCTACTCTTTTGGTAAGCGCTTTTCCAGCCAAAACATATTTGTCCAAATCCCATAAATTATTTTTGCTGCCCACATTTTTATTCGATTCTGACAAGTCTATTTGTGTTCCTGGAATTTTGCTTAATCTTCCGGTAGCTTTACTTAAACTAGAAACTAAAGTGAAAAAAAGAGATAATTTCAGGTGAAAACCTTTGTTTATTTCAAACCCACTTAAGTCGCTGAGGTCTGAAAGATGACACCCCGGCGGTTGTGTTGTAGTATTCAGGCTCAATTTTTCCTTCACTATTGATTACAAACCTCATTGCAATTCCTATTTTGAGTAAAAAATACGTGATTTGGGGCGTTCTATAAGAAGATATAAAGTTTTCTATGTGGTAAAAATCTGCGCTAAAGAACGTAAATTACCGATGAAATTATTGAGAAAGACCCGTGTAGGGGCGGACAGATTTAATACAGGTACCTCTTCCACAGACTACGCATTTCGCAGTCTATGATCAGTTGTGAGATAAGTGAGAGGCGCATTCACCTTTTAGCGACAAGAAGTTTATCGAGCTCAGTTTTTGTCAAACTTGAAAAAAAATTTGTCAATTCCTTAAATTTGTCTTCTTGTGTTTTACTGATTTATCCTTCTTTGACTTGGCAAAGCCATGAACGAAAAATTCTAATTTACTAACTTTATAGAGACGACAACCCGATAACCGCTACACTTCCCTTGGCCGTCTTTGCGTCTTTGGCTATTCTACGCTTTATAACATGACTTCCTAAATCAGTGTGTATGATTCCGGCTTCCGTTTCTTTGATGATAGCTCAAAGCTTTTCGTCGCGAAGTTATTCTTTTTGGCAAATTTAGCGAACGATTTAAGTTTAAAAATTTCCCCCTTTTTCGCCCATATATGTGATTTAGTCCTATAGTATTTTTTTACTTGACTTTCCAAAAAAGTTCGATTAAGTTGCGCGAATTCAATGGCAGAATTGTGTCCAGAGGCAGGAATGTGTTCCTGCTTTTTTGATTCAAAGGCTCTGTTATTTGTTGTTAAAACTCTTTATTTTCTTATACTTAGATACTTAATTCCTCAATCTTAGTTATTCCTCCGACTAAGAGGGGAGGCTTATGTCTTTCTGGCGGCGCTAAAGCCTATGGTGCTGCTGAGCAAATTAGCGAAAAATTGATGTTCGTTTTGAGGGTTGCGTGTTTTCTAGCAAACATTAACAGCGGACAGGCGGCCATAGGCTATCTCATGGTCCTGAATGAAGCGTTTTCAGTGATTTTTGACTATATCTTTACCAAATTTTGAAGCGAATGATAAGTGATTTTCACAATATTTTCGCGCCGGCATGACCTGCATTGGCCGTTTATTGTGGGAATTTAGAAAAACAGGAGATCTGTAAGATCACTAGCATCGGGAGAATATTGGGAGCGCCTGAACAAACAGCATTTGCGCCTCGTATATCAGAGGAAAAGTTTCAGCTTTTTTTGGCCAATTGAAGAATATTAGGTTTATTGACCAAGGTTATTTCATAAATATACTCTATTTGCGTTTTTAAAGGTCGCTGGCTAGCTTTTTATTGTAATGATTGTTAAATTAATCAAGGAATAAAAATGCTTTCCTGTGGCCTTTATTTTTATTTTGTGATAGAATCAGAAGCAAGCAAAATAATCAATGATTGGTGAATTTGTTTAGATGAGACCGGAAGAATATATCGGAATATATAATTTTATGATGAGACTTGAACTTTCTTTTCCCCCTTCTGTCGATGTTCCTTATGCCAATGAAGGTTATAAACGTGGCCGGCATAAGACAGTTTTGACGAAGTATGGATTACAGAGGCAGCCCGCGGAATTAAAGAACATGTCCGATGAACAAGTAAATTCTGATGTTGTCATGCAGCAGCCAGATTCACCGCAGCAAGAGGTGAGCGCTTCACTTTATGACAACACAGAGAGCCAAGAAGTGCAGCAGGCTCAATCAGATCAAGATCAATCGGAACCACAACAAAAGGAGGATGTGCAGACCGAAAAAGAGAGCAATAGTCAGGAAAATGATCAAGATAAAAACTCTTTTGAAATTCTTGGTGCGCCTGAAAATTATAGTTTTAAAGAATTTGAAGGGGCAGATTTTGATCCAGTTATTCAGGACGGATTAAAGGAAGCAGCAAGAGAGCTCGATCTCTCCCGAGCAGCCATGGATAAGTTTATGGATAAAATGGCGCCCCTTGCCGTTCAGCGACAGCAAGAGCGCATGGCGGAACTTTCTCAAGGATTTATAACAGCCTCAACCAATGACAAGGAATTTGGCGGCGAGAGATTGCAGGAAAATCTGGGTCTCGCCCAAAAAGCTATGGGGCAATTTGGTTCACCAGAGTTGAAAGAGTTTTTAAACCAATCGGGATTGGGCAACCATCCTGAGCTTATCCGCACCTTTTATCGTGTGGGTAAGAATATGAGCGAAGACGGCTATGTAGGGAGTTCTCAAGGTGCAATGACGAGAGGAGAAACCCCTAAGGACTTCAATGGCATGGCGCGTGCTTTTTATGAAAATTAATCTAATCTTTAAGGAAATATATTATGGATAATACAACAACCTCTTTACCCAGTTCTGATCTCACCCTTGCCGATTGGGCCAAGCGGCAGGATCCTAATGGTAAAACCCCCATCATTGCAAATCTTTTATCTCGAACCAATGAGATTTTGCAGGACGCTGTTTATAAGGAGGGTAATTTGCCCAAGGGTGGTGAACGCGTTTTTATTCGCACGGGGCTACCGACAGTTTATTGGCATGCTCTCAACAAAGGGATTCCTTCCAGTAAATCGACGACAACCCAAGTTGATGAGATTTGTAGCATATTGGAGGCACGCTCAAGTGTGGATAAAGATTTAGCAATGCTCAGTGAGAATATATCACAATTCCGCTTATCGGAAGACATAGCTGTTTTGAATTCGATGAATCAAGAGCAAGAGCAAATGCTATTTCATGGTGACCCGGAGAAGAACTCAGAATATTTTCTTGGGCTCGCACCTCGTTATAGCGATATGAAGGCAGAAAATGGGCGCAATATCCTTGATGCAGGGGGTCGCGGTTCAAATAATACCTCTGTTTATCTGGTGGTTTGGGAGGAGCAGACGGTGTATTGTCATTTCCCAAAAGGCTCAAAGGCCGGGCTCATTCACCGAGATTTAGGCGAAATGGATATTACAGATCCAGAGGGTGGCAAATATCGTGGTTATGAGTCTTTATATCAATGGCGTAGCGGCCTTGTTGTTAAAGATTGGCGTTATGTGGTGCGCATTGCCAATATTGATATTGACGATTTAAACGAGCAGAAGGGAACGCAAGCTCCTAATGCACCAACGGCACTGACAAAGCTTTTAGAGAAAGCTATTAGTCATATTCCTAGGCCTGAGCGTGGGAAGCCGGCTTTTTACATGAACCGATCTGTTCATGAAGCGCTTGTCATGTCGATATTGGATAAGAGCCATCCAGCTCTGATAATTGAAAAAGGCCTTATGCTATTTAGCGCGCCTTATTTATTATTGGGCTCCCGGGGCGTGCCCTTACGCCGCGTTGACGCGCTTTTAAACACCGAAGAAGTCGTGGAATAACGGGGAAAGAAACAGATATGATTACAAATCATCTTTTAACATTCAGCAAAGAACAGGTGGTGAAAGGAACCAGCTATTTGCGCTACAGCATTGACCTGTCTACGCAAGGAAATATTAGAACTGGTAAGCCTCTTTACATGCATTTCTCAATTCCACAATCCTTTGAGGGGGGGAGAAAGTGTAGAGTTTCAATTGGTGATTGCCGATAGTGAAGATCTTAAAACAAATGAGACAGTGATTGGAACAACAGGCGCTGTTCCCGTCGAAAAATTATCGCAAGGAAAGACTCTGTCTATCACTATTCCTCCTCTTACATCAAAAGGCCAGCGCTATCTTGGAGCTAAATATGTTGTTGATGGCACGAATACAAGCAGCAAGGTGAATGGCTTTATTGTCGAAACTGTTGGGAATTGGATGGAAGTCCATTTTGCATTGATGTGAAATATTTAAGGAGGATCTACACTCATCTGTAAGGCAAAAAGGACGTGCTTTGTTGGCAAAGCGGCACGACGTGAAGGCGAAAGTTTAAATATAATGGGCTCCAATGACCATCTTGGATCGGCGACAGGCGCTTTATTCCACGTCGAAGGTTGTTCCAAAAATGATTATGTTAGGAGACGCAAAAGAAACAGGGACAAATCTTAAGCACACAAAAAGCCCTGGCAAAGCACACGCAATTTATGGGGATAATATTGAATTATGAGATCATATTTATCCTGTCTTAAAGAGCCCGAAATTTAGGCAATGTGTGCAGCTAAGCAATACGCATAAATTCAATATTAATTAAATTATCAGCCCCCATTTTGGGGGCTTTTTTTATGAGGTAACACATGCAGAATAAACAGAAGATCATCCGTAAAAAAGATATCAAGGATTTAAAAGAAAAAGAGTCCAAATCTTTGTTTAATTTTTCAAATCATTACAAAAAATTCAAAATGCTTACAAGGATGTTGAAATGGGTTATATTACGTCTTCTAGTATTCACGCTCAGAACATCACAGTTCATTGACGCAATTAATAATATCATTACTCATATCGAAAAATGGTTTCCGAAAATTTGAATCTATTTCCTCTACTTAAAAAAGGTAAAATAACACTCTCAACGTGTTTTTACGTCTTTAAAGAAGGCATAGAAGAGTCCCCAAAAGCTTTAAAAAGCGCTTTGGTGCCCAGAAGAGGCAACATATTGAAATTACAAGATAAAGAAAAAATTATCCCGTGTTATCAAACGGATTGATATTGCAATATATTTTTGTTTCCCCCAGCATCACTGAAAATCATTCAAGTGCACGCTGAAAGATGGACTGACAAGTCATAATAGAAGATGGGCGGGAACATGCGAGCAATGAATCGTTTAAGCGTAAAATCTGTTACTGCGCTGTCTACTGGGAAATGTAATGACGAAGCAGGCTTATGGTTGGTGAAAACGACTATCGAAACCGGCGAGTGGGTTTTGCGATTTACAGCGCACGGACGATGGCGAGAGGATGGGGCTCGGCGCTATCAATACCGTATCTTTAAAGGAAGCACGGTGGGCTGCTGAACAATGGCATTCTGTATCACGTGAAGGCTATGATCCTATCAAGCGACTGGTAAAGCTGAAACGCGAAGCGGCCAGTAACCTTCACTTTTTGAAAGATATCGCTGCGGATACTTTCGAGAGCCGTAAAGCTGAATTAAAGAGTGATGGTAAGACAAGGCGCTGTTTTATTCCTCTTCAACTTCATATTTTACCCGAGCTTGGCAATGTACCGGTATCGGATATAGATCAGGCAGATATCCGGGATATTGTATTCGGATATAGATACTCTTGCACCCATCTGGCATAAAAGGGCTGATACAGCTCGCAAGGTGATAAACCGCCTTAATATCTGCTTGAGACATGCGGCGGCTTTGGGAGTTGATGATGAATTCCAGTTATCTGTGCTTTATACACTCTTAAAAAATGGTGCTTTTAAAGAGAGGCTAGCTGTGGCATGCTTAATGATGGAAATAAGTTCCCGGATCGGGAGTGCACGTCCTTCTCCCCCCACACAAAGGTATCAAAAATAGAAGATATTATAAAACTTGCGTCATATACCATATTACAATGGATACCGCTTTTGACACCAAAAGAACTATTGGCATCTGCGAATGGTCATTGTATCTGTTTGCCCTATAGCCAGCTCTACGTGCGGTTTTTATATAAATGTTCTCTGGGAATCAAAATAGATATAGCCGATTTAATTTTCGAATTATCAAAAATTGAACGGCGGACATGTTTGGATCTTACCGCAAGTTTGGCATCATGGGGGGCACTATGCCAAGAATAAAATTTAGTATTTTTCTACAGCTTTGTGCTTGCTTTATGCTAACTTTTGCAAGCCTTTCCGATGAAGCAGCGCAAATTACCTTTGCCTTGCGCTTGGCAGAGAATACAAAATTCGTCTCTGCACTTTTGTCAACAGGCTTATTATGTGGCATCGTTTCAAGCCTTGCAGCCCCTTATTTATTGCATCGTTTTGGACCTTTTAAACTTATTTTGGCTGTTTTTTGTGGCGAAGCAGCTCTTATTGCTATTGCGGCCTTCTCAAGCCAATTTTGGGCCTATATTATACTGTCAGCGGCTTTGGGATCGGTCCTTTCAATGCTGTGGTCAGCAATTTTTGTGGTCATACCCGATTTTGCCGAAAGTGAGCAGCGTTTGGATTGGATTAACCGCGTTGTTCAAAGTTTACGCAATTTTGGCTATGTAGGCGGCCCATTAGTGGGAAGTTTGTTTTTCGACTATCTACAAAATACTCACGGAATGGTGTGGTTGGCGGTAGCGGTTTTGCTTTCGGGCTTTATTATGAAATTCTGTTTAAAAAAGCTCAAAGCAGAAGAAAGGCATAAAAACAAAGAAGCTTTCAGGGATGAAAACACAGCAAAGAAGGTCAAAAAGCACCTCGACCTTGTAGGGCTGTTTGGTAAAAAAGCGATCACTTTCGTATTGATTCCACTGATTATCACAATCATCTTTATTTCAGCGGAAGGGGTTTTGCTTATCGTTTATATGCGCAAAATTCTTAATTTTGATGCTCCAATCTATGGCCTAATTGTGAGTGCCACAAGCATTGGACTTGTTTTTGGTCCCTTACTTTTTACTGGGCTTTTTAAGCGCTTGGGCTACGCACCAGGAGCATGTTTGGCCGCCACATCTATCGGGCTTGGAATATTTTGTTTAGCAAGCAGTATAAATGTTAAGTTCATGCTATTATCATCCTTATTAATAGGGATAGCTAATGGTGTGCAAAATACGCTAATGGCTAGCTTTATGATGAAGCATATCCCTAAAGAGCTGCGTAAACAACAAATGCCTGCCTACGCATTTATCCTTCAAACGTCAGTTCTTGTGGGTTTTATAGGTGGCGGATTTATCGATTTAATTGACGTCCAATCCGCTCTTATATGGATTGGCATCATCAGCATGACTGCAGGTATCATTGGCATGATCGTAAATTTTTATTGGGAAAAGTTGCGCGAGCGCGAAACGTAAGGACCTAAGGGTTTAATTCCGTCATTTGGTGGTATAGTAGATGTAGTTTTTAGTCGTGAATAGGGGGCATCCTACGAAATCAATACAGCTAAGGAAGTCGGAAGTCCTCATCGAGCGTTATGCCATCCATCGGCCCGAGAACCGCAGAAAAATAGAAAAAGCGTACGTCCTAGAATATTATGATATCGTGGACTTTAGTGTGAAGGTAGACTTAATGGCTGCGGGAATTAAAGATAGCGTACAAATTCGACGGGGAAGAGAGTTAGTGGAAAAAATAGACTTTGTACTCTTGTGATCATTGGGTACATAATATGCTTTTTAAGCGTTTCAGTCATTTTTGTTGTATTGGATTTGGTGACGGCGGCGTCTGTCTATGCGAATATTTTTAGTATGTTGACCATAAGTGAGGCGGCATCGACACTTTCAACTTTATCTATACAACAGGATAAGCAGCCTTGCCGGTGCTGCTTGTAGTGCCGAATTAGCGCTTATAGAGCTCGTAGAGACAACGGTTATCAGGCAGGGCGATCATGACGTAGATTCCTAGTTGCGTGACAGTGGCGTATCCAAGTACCTCGTCGAGAAATTTAGTGTGCTAATTACTCGGCATACATTAGTGTGTCTAGCAATAAACAGCGATGGTCCGCGCGGGAATCTTGTAAGCACTCTTCGGTGTAATCAGCCGGAAGATTTAGATGAATGGGCGATCAGTGATCCGTCTTTCTAATCAGATCAATAGCAAAAAAAGCGCGGAAACTCAAAAGTACAATCGTGCCTATCTTAGAAAATTCTGCGGGTTTCCTCCTGTACGGCAACCAAGCGATTGAAGATATAAGGGACACACATTTCGTGTTTCACAGGCACAGGGAGATAGGCACAATTGTAATATTTTCAAAAGATATGATCTTTCAATAAGTCTCGATTAAGATCATTCAAGCGCGCACCGAAAGGCGGGCTGAAAAGTGGGCCAAAGAAAGTTATATATTCATAACTAATTATTTTTATTATATTTTTGCAAATATAATGGTGCCCAGAAGAGGGACGAGATCACGAATATGCGACTCATCATTGTTTAATTTTGCTATGTTTTTTCACTGTTTATTCTGAACTTTTATTGAGTTTATTGATTGCTTCAATAGCAAGTCTCCTTCTATCTGCTGTTTTTGTGTAATGCGACGCCATGGTATCATCTGTCCAACCGAACAGCGCTTTCATTTGTGCCAGTGTCGCGCCAGAATTTGCAGCACGTGTGGCGGCTATTTTTCGCACACCGTGAGCAGATTTTTTAATCCCAGCTTCATTACAAGCTTTACGGAAATAATTTCCAAAGCTTTCTTTCGTTAAAGAATCCCCTTTTTCACCGCATATAAAATTGTCAGAACCAGTTTTGCCACGCTCCAGACTATCTTGAAGTGCCGGTAAAAGGGGGAGGTGAACTTCTGTTTGAAAGCCACTTTTCTCCGTTGTTAAAAATAAGATACCGTCTCTAACATCTTTCCAGCCAATACGGACCGCATCACCACGACGCAAGCCCGTATAAAGCAAAACGTCAAGCCATACACGCTCTTTGGTACGCTCGGGCCAATGCGCATAATAGGTTTCTACGTCTTTTTCTGTCCAAGCTATAAACCCATCTTTGTTCTGATATATAGCTCTTTTAACGCCAATCGCTGGGTTTGTAATAATATAATCCATGTCAACAGCCCACTTAAATAAGCCGCTCATGGCTTTCATAAAATTACCAGCGGCTCCTGGTTTATCCTGTTGCGCGTTCACAGTGTGCTGTAACGTCTTCTTAGTAATTGCTGAATAGGGGACGTGACCGCTCTTATTGATCAAGCGCGTAAACACAGATTGACGTTGACGACGTGTGGGTTCGGATAGTTTATTCCACTCAATACTTTCATAATATTTGCAAATAAGCTCTTCAATTGAACCCTTTTTAGGGTGCCTAGGTTTTGATAACTTACTTTTAAGGCTTTCATAACCTTTGCGGACAAGCCCTTTTATTAAACTCTTCTTGGGTTCTTCTTCACGTCTCTTGACGGTTGCATCAAGATTCAAGATCTGTACAGCTTTTTTTGAAGCCATGATTTAATTCCCCCCAGAACAGAGCTGTTCTTCCATTTGATCAATTTCTTCCAGAGCCTTTATGACTTTTTCTTCCACTTTTTTAATAGCGCTATCATCACGGAAAAACCGCTTCACTCTCATGCGAAATTTGGTGGGAAAGCGTGGATCATAGGACATGAAGTCGCACCATTGTCGGCCTGTACAGGCCATCTGAAATATCATTTGTCTCATATATTCTTCCTTAGGTTCACCCGTCACCAAGAAGCCTATGTGGGTTTTGCTTTCAGGGCACTTGACTTCAACCAGGCCTTCATCACCGACAAGACCATCAGGGCTTGCTCCAGCCATTTCGATTTCAGGGTGGTTGATAAAAAAGACCTTTTGCACCTTATGCTTCGTTGCAAATGCGTAAGCATCAAGAGCCTCTTTTTCATGATCTATGCCCCATTGCATGGCAGCTGTGACTTTATGTTCTTTCAATTCACCAGTGAGGCGTTCAGATAATTTCTCAAAAATATATCCCTCGTAAGTCGCTTTGCCCGAAAACAGCTTACTAACACCACTAGCCGTGATTTTGCCCAAGCGGGCTTTAAACCATTCAGTTGTACGTTGTTCCATGTTATACCTCACGAGAGCCAGAGACTTGCTCATGAAGCATATCTTTGAGATGAGCTAAGAGCTCTAATGCTTGCGTCTCTGTTAAAAAGCCTAATGAAGGGACACGTGCATATTTGAGAAAAGATTCTTCATCACGACCTAATGCCGACAATATATTCTTAATTTCTGTCTGCTGTGCGTCTGTTATAGTGGTGGTGTCTTGTAAATCCTCATGATCAGGGATATGTCCAATTTGATCATAACCTTCGGCAATGCCCTTAAGTGTGTCTTTGAGATGGGAGAATTTATGCTTGGTTTCTTTGTCGAGACTATTCCACCATTCAAGCAAAGCCTTCGTGCCGTTTGAGGCAGCTATCATTCCGTTTCGCTTTAACAGTTCCTGCTCTTCGTCAATGGCAACGCCCATATTACTCCATTCAAGCACTGCCGTACCAGAGCTAATGTCAATTGGCTTATTATCTGGAAATGCATGACGAATATCACCTGGACATTTTTTTATTTCTGGGAAATGAGTGCCTTCCGATAGCATCATTGATATTGTCATTTCATAGGGGAAGGATTTGTCTTGGATAGGGGCGTAGCCTTCCTTGACAATTTCTCTTCTGCCCTCAACCGTTACTTGCTTGAGGTCATCTTTTACCCGACAACAAAAGATTAAATGTGCGTTGGTTTGTACAAGTTCACGAATAAGCTTTTTATGGTCCTCCTTTGGTTTTATCCAGCAGTGCAATCCTGGTTTTTTTGTTTTCATTTCGGCGTTTTTTGCTTGTTCAAGAACGCCGCCTGGACCTTCCCATTCATCAGAAATGCTATCAATAATGATCGCTTTATAACCGGCCTCTTCAAATGCTTTAACAGCTTGTATATAGCGCTCAGCTGTAAAGGGCGGGTCAAGGTCAATGACATCAAAACCACCTGCGATATCTGCGTAAAAGCACGAGCGTTTATTTTCGGTGTCAATCAGGCCTATTTTCCCGTTTGGTCCCGCCAAACCACGGGCGTATAATAGGGCGCTATACGTCTTTCCTGAACCAGATGGGCCAGCGATTAAAGTTAGAGTATGCACCTGTTCGCGGACAGCGCGTTGGATATTCATTATTGCTCTCCCTTTCCATCAGGCTAATTTGTTGTCGAAGATCTGTGTGCACCCGCTAACCACTGCATCGTAGTGGAGTTCAGTGTCTCCATAAACCCGAGCACTGTCGTGAATAGTTGCGCGACATGAAGCTCGCGCCTTGCCATAAATTTGCGCATTATCATGGATACGTGCATCTCCATAAACTCCAGCATTGTCCATGACACACGCATTGCCGTAAACCCGTGCAGTTTCTGAAACCCACGCCTTGCCATACACCTGCGCATTGTCGTAAACCCACGCGTTGCCACACACCTGCGCATCACCGAAAATTTGCGCATTATCACGGATACATGCATTGTCATAAACCCTACCATTGCCGCTAATCCAACAATTGCCTTGTTGAGACAGGTTCTTTTCGCTTTCAACAAAGCCGCCTAAGTCACCGGCTTTAACGTCACCAAAGTCACGTAGAGCACGGATCCTATAAAGTTCTTTTTTCATCAATATTTTTGTCGTCTCATTCGTGAGTTCATATTTCTTTCTCATAATTTTTGCCCTATGATGGACAAGATACATGCGGTAAATTCCAGGAAAATAAGGGTGTATAGCAGCCTAGACGCTTTCTTATAATCGCTCTCAATGTCCTTGAGTTTACGGGCGTTATTTTTCGCAGCTTCACAAAGTCCACACACCTCATCAGTTTCATAACTGATCATTCCGTGTCCTAATTTTTCGATCTCACCTTTAACATTATATTCGTGTCCCATAATCTTTCTCTTTCTATAAATTTAGCAAATAGAGTACCTTCTACAAAAGCATGCGCTAGATGTAGTGTTTAAGGCTCTATATGAAGGGGGAATAAAACGGGAAGTCCTAAGGGCGAGAGTCCTTCAAAGCTTCTCCGCTTAAACTATAAGAAGCGTAACTCCAAAGCACTCTTTTCATCTTCCCAATAAGGACGGCTTTTTTCGCCTTCCTGTATATGGTTGTGGTTCCACAGGGCATCTGAATCTTTGACAAATTGTGGAACTTCACTCTCTTCATGAACATCTCGCCCTTGTGACTCTTCCTCTTGAATCCAAATCCGTGCTACCTCTTCCGTATAATCGGTAGCTCCTTTCTTTTTCTTGTCTGTTAAGTCAAAGCTTTCGATAGCGTAAAATTGCTCATCAGTTAAGAATCTAGACAATTCATTGATAATTTGTCTCAATTCTCTCAACTTCTGAAAGGATATAGTTATAGGGAAATAGATAAGCTCTTCGTTATTGGGGGTAAAAGTTAATTGGTACATTTCGTCACCAGCTTTGAGTCAACTTTCTCGTTACCTCTTTTCCAAACCCGAATATAGCCTCTGGGACCGGCTGGATAATCAATAAAGGTTACCTTCGTTGGCTGCTTTGCCCTGTCGTGATCAGTAGAAGATGTCCTCTTATGAAGACGATACCGCGTAATGAGTCTCTTTAAAAATCTCATTTCCCCACCCTTTTCTGTAAGTAATTCTGTTTCACACCAGATCGGCTTTCGCTTCTTCGTGATGTGTTGTGATGGGAAGTATATTTATCGTTCTAAAATACTAATGTCAACATAAATAGTATTTTAAAATGATATTAATTTTATGCCATTGGGCAAAACGCCGAATCATTTATTACAAAGGGCTGTAGAATAGGAGCTTAGAATCCGATAAAAAGCGTAAATTTCGGTCGGATATGTTCTAAAAATTTGAGCTATGGAAAATTTAAGAAAACTTATTATTGAAAGACTTAAAGAACTTCAATTGGGGTCGACTATAGCAGCAAAGAAAGTCGGCCTAGAGCGCGGCTATATACGGGATTTTATTAAAGGACGCAAAAAAACTTTCGCATATGATAAATTACCTTCGGTAGCTTCAGCTTTAGACTTGGATATCTCTGTGCTTATATTCGCGTTTAAGTTAGATAAAAGCGTCTCTGTTCCTGTTGTAACTCACAATTTTGATAAACCAAATGCCAAAGTCATTGGCCGAATAGATTTTGACGATAAAAAAAGGATACCTGTTTACGGCCAGGCGGTAGCGGGCGTCGATGGAGATTTTGCTCTGAATGGTAACGTGCTCTTTGAGGTACTTTGCCCACCTCAACTTCAAAAGGTAAATGACGCTTACGGTGTAATAGTTAGTGGAGATTCGATGTCTCCGCGTTATTTCGATGGCGAAATCGTATATATCGATCCCCACCGCCGCTTAAAAAGGGGCGATTTTGTTGTTGCGCAAATTCTCATTGACGAACATTCAATACCCCATGCATTTGTGAAGCGTTTCTGTAAGCACAATGCGGAAGAGCTAGTTCTTGAACAATTCAACCCGCCTAAAGAGCTACGCTTCCCACACGATAAAGTGATCTCCGTTCATTTTATAGCTTTGTCTGGTGAACCTATATCGCACGTTTGATGAGAATAGTTGAAGAGGTTCTCTGAATTTGGAAAAGCCTAAATAAACTGCACAAAAAATCGCCGAAGGTTTTCCTCTAAAATTTTCTCCACTACATCCCCCCTTTAATTTCATTTTTACATTTCAATAACGGAACGTTTAACACGGCCAATTATCCTTATTGCACCTTCCAGTTTTGGTGCTGGTATGTTTTTATATGAGGCAGGTTGCCAGGGAGGCGTTTCGCTTGGACGATAACGCTTATAAGTTGCCCTACCTGTTTCATCTGCAATGACATAACAGGCATTTGGGACCAGGACCTGATCAAGCATATTCACAAAGATTATTGAATCAGGTGGACTGATCTTATTCATGGAAAGACCATCAACACGCAACGCTATCCATTGGCCTTCTGGAAGGTTATACGCTGTAACAGTAGGAAATTCAGATAAGTCCGTTACGCTTTCTTGATCGCTCATTTCGCCAGCACTTACCCAAGATACAAGTGGTATCTCTCTTTGTTCTAATTCAACAATTTTCATCTGAGATACAAGTGGCGTACCATCTTGTCCTAATGCAAAGGCCTCACCTTCTTCGTTGCCTGTTCCATCTGCCAGCCAAGCGACGTTCGTTTTTAAGACAGGGGCGAGGGCAGCAAGTGTTTTTGTCTCAACTCCTTTATTTATGTCGCCTCTTTTTACTTTTATGCGTATGCTACGAATTGTAGAATTCGAAAGACCAGCTTCTATTGCAGCACGACTTTCTGTAAGTCCTACAGCCTTTAGTCTTTTATCAATGCGTTCCAAAATTTTATCGAGCATATGTTCTTATAGGAAATTTTTTATTTTTTTTAAATAGAGTTATTATCCTATTTTTTCTTGACATCATAGTATTATGACACGATAATTGTGTATGCTTAAAATTGCGCACTTACTAAAAATTATCGATGCTTACCGAATTGCTACAGGGCTAACCGATAGCAGTGTGAGCACGTACGTATTTAATAGCGGAAAAAGGATCTGCAATCTTAGGAAAGGTAGGGGCATTGAAGTTAAAACTTTCAACCACGCTTTTTACTGGTTTTCTGATCATTGGCCTGAAGGTGTTCAATGGCCTTCTGATATTCCACGGCCGTCTCTTAAAGAAGAGAGTGTGCCACTTAGCACGAAAGCTTTGAAACAACAGCATCAACAGCCAGGGAGAGTCTATGGAACAGATAGCAGAACTAACTAAGACAACAATCCGAGAAATGAAAAGAGCCCTAGATGCCGAAGAAAGGGCGAAAAAAGCCAGAAGGGAGGCAAGGGCGGCAGGATTGGAAGCAAGGGTAGCTCTGGCAGCAGCAAAAGGAGCTATGGACAGACTGGAAAATGCCTTTGTCCAAATGGATTACTCAAAGACTTTCGAAGAGGATAGCATGCCGTTGTTTGCGAAAGTTTTAGAAGCACGGCAAGAGGGGGGCAGCGGTGAAGAAATACGAACTCACTGATGAAACGGCGATATTATGGAAAGCTCAGCTTTATAGAATTCATGCTTTCCATGATTTGGTAATACCGAAACTCGTGACACTGCCCAGATTTATAGCGAGGTAGATACGGAAGTAAAACTGCTTTTGTTGCTGCTCCTACAGAAATAACAAACAGCCACAGCAGCATTCAAAGTCTTAGAAGAAGAGAGATTATGAAAAACGAAATGTTGAAGAAGGTCTGCACCCAGTTTTGCAGATTAATAGGTCGTAATACAAAAATAAAGAATGAAGATAGATTGACGGAAGAATGGAGAAAAGAATGGAGAAGAGTACCAGATCGTCAACGTCTCATAAAAGATCTTATAGAACGGCATACGATTCATACGGAAATTCTTAAACAACAAGAAGAGTGGTATAAGTCAAAATTTGATCATTGGATGAGATGGCATAAAGCACTTCTTGCAGAGCGAGATAAATCAATTGAGGATCAACAGGCAGCTATTGAAAACCTATCCTCTTTAATTAAGAAAAAAAATACAACGCTGCGTAAACAAAGATTAAAATTGGATTCACAGATGAGAATTGTTGATAAATTAACTGATAAAATCAATGATTTAGCCAACAAAGAAGTTAGATTAGTAGAGTTTCTCTTACCAGGAGAAGCTGTTAATGCTGGTCCCATAAATCCTTCAAATAAGGATCATTAGCAGCAACAAGCGATAGAAGACCAATTTCACGATATGTGTCTTTTGAGCGTGGCCATGACGCCCAGAAATGCACAGTGCGTGTTTCATCTGGATTAATAATCGAAGTGTGTTCAAGTGTAAAATTTGCAATGTTGCGAGAACTAGGCTTACGACAGGTAGTCATGAAATCTAAAACAGTGATATTCTGAGCAGAAATAATAAAAAAATTTAACGCATACTCTAACGAAGAATTGGATTTCATATGTTGCGGACATGTAGCAAGGAGTTTGGGAGTTGTCCTTTTCGTGATGAAGGGCTCATTTCGGATATCAGACTTATAACTCAAAACAGAGCAGGCATTCTTAATAAACTTAAAGGGACTTTTTTTAGATATGCGTATATTCCTTATCATTATATCTCTTTTTGTAAGATTTCTAATATACAGCCTTACCTTAACAGTTGAGGAAGCTTCATATTTTGGTGGGATGAATATTGCCATTAATGTCAAATATGGCCCCAAATCCCGCGCTTTTTTATCTTCTAATAGAATAGCTGCCTGGGTTTCTGATGCTATAGTTTGTCGTTGGAGGATTTTAAGTTGTTTTTTAAAGCTTCGTTTTTGCACAAAAAGTGCTACTATTCCAGTAACTATCGTAACAATGATAGGAGCGACCGTAGGATTATTACTTATCCAGCGTAGCAAAAATACAGCATCATCATTTATCCAGTGCAATAAGAATATAGCGTTATCAATTATCCGTTCTTGCATCATAACCCCCCCCGCTTTTTTAGAATCGTTGGGAAGATATTTTTTTACAAATATTTTTGCAAGACGGGCAATCACGACACGTTCTGTCATAGCACACATATAAATACGTAGAGCCTTGAGGGGGGATTATGATCACTGATGCACAAACCATTCTTTGTCTTGATTTAGGCACAAAGACTGGCAGGGCGGTATGTGGTGCGGGTGGTCACGTAACAAGCAATACAGAACATTTTCCATCACGCCGTTTTGAAGGCGGTGGAATGCGTTATCTGCGCTTTAAGAAGTGGCTTTCCGAACTAAAGAGGTCCGTTGATGAAATTGATGTGGTGCATTTTGAAGAGTTACGTCGGCATATAGGCACGGATGCCGCGCATGTTTATGGAGGCTTTCTAGCAACTCTAACAGCGTGGTGTGAACACTATCAGATACCGTATGAGGGCATCCCTGTTGGTACCATTAAGAAAGCAACAACAGGTAAAGGAAACGCTTCAAAAGAAGAGATGATTGCAGCAATGCGTTCAAAAGGGCGCGCACCGCGAGATGATAACGAAGCAGATGCTTTATCAATTCTACACATGGTAGTTAAAGAGAAGGAAAAAGATAATGGTAAATAGGTTAGACAAGTTACCATGGACAAGGTTTTTTGCAGAGCAGTGGGCAATTAAGCTCTTTCAGTTACCTACGGTTGAAGGTAATGTTTATATGCGATTGCGAGTGCAAATGTTGCTCACTCGTGAACCTCTTGTAAATAATCTTAAGATTTTAACCCATTATGCTGGCTGCTTAGTAGAAGAATTTGAGAAAGCCTTAGACGTTTTAATAGACATGGGTCATATCATCCGTTTGGAAGACGGCCGTTTGTGGAGTTTAGACGTTGAGAGTGAGCTCAATGACTGTCAAGAGAGTTTAATAAAATCTTCAGAAAAAGGTGCAAACGCGGCAAAAGCTAGATGGAAAAAGTCTAAAGATAAAAATGATCATGATGCTAATGAAATACATGAGCAATGCATGAGTAATGCACAAGCAATGCATGGGCAATGCATGAGCAATGCTAATAACATTAACAATAACAGTATATATAATAAAAAACCTAAACCTATCGGTTTAGTCAAAAAAGAACTTGATGAGGATTTTGCTCAAAACACTGATCAGGTTTTGGAGCCTTGTTCAGAGCAAAGCGAAATATCATCACAACCCATTACCCTTTCACCAGCCAAAGCGACAGCAGTCAAGGATACAGCTGAAGAGCGTAAGCGACAGCTTGAACGCGAATTTCACGAGACCTTTTGGCCCTCTTACCCACACAAAGTTGGCAAGCCCAAGGCTTTGACCTCCTTCCTCAGAGCGCGGAGCAAGGGGGAGTTATCGGTGATCATGGAAGGGCTTAATCGCTACGTCATGTCGAAGCCGCCAGACAGGCAATGGCTCAATCCCACTACCTTTTTGAACCAGGAACGGTGGGCAGATCAACCGGCACAAATTTCGGAGAAAAGCTATGGAAGCAGTCACAACAATCGATCAAAACCAATGGGTAACTCAGTCACAGAACATCTACAGCGCTTCGCTAGTCAGCTCAATTTTGGATCGTCTTCAAGGCCTTCTAGAGACCACATATCCCCCCAAATTTCGTTGCGGAAAGAAGCCGATTACTGGAGAAATAGCGGTTATACGAGCTCAGTTAGCGCAAGTGCGGGATGTACTTTCCCCACGGGTAACTGCTGAGCAAATTAGCGAAAGATTGGTGCCCGTTTTGGAGGTTATGCGTCTGCCAGTAAACGCCAATGGTGAACAGGCGGCTATAGGCTATTTCATGGCTTTGAATGAGGTATCTTCGGTGATTTTTGACTATGTCATTCACCAGATTGCAAAGGGGAGGATAAGTGAATTTCACAGTACTTTTGCACCGACAGGACCTGCATTGGCGGTCTATTGTGAAAATTTAGAAAAGCAGGAGATCTCTAAGATCACCAGCATCGAGAGGATATTGAGGGCGCCCGAACAACAAGCGGCTGCTCCTCGCATATCGGAGGAAAAGTTTCAGCTTTTGTTTGGCCAATTGAAGCAGACGAAGGGTATGGGGTGAAAATGACACACATTTATGCCCTGTTTTATACTCTATTTCCTATTTTAAAGCCCACTGGCGAGCTTTTCATGGTAAAAATGAATGGAACTATATCGAGGTTAAAAATAGCTCTCTGTGGCCTTTATTTTAAGTTTTTATATTTAGGGGAGTTGAACATTCACAAACAGCAAGGCAAGGAGCTGTTTGATGATTAGACTTGAACTTCCTTTTCCCCCTTCTGTCAACGCCATGTATGCCAACGGAGGGAACAAACGCGGGCGGCATAAAACAGCCCGGTACAAAGCATGGATGACAGAGGCCGGCTACAGGATTAAGGACAGCCATAGGCAGGGGCTGAGGGAATATAGCCTGTCCGTTGCTGTCAAACGTCCTGATAAACGGTGCAGAGATATCGATAACTTGGTCAAGCCCATTAATGACCTCTTACAGGGCAGTGGGATTATCAAGAATGACAGTCATTGTGAGCAATTAACCCTGTCATGGGACAGCACCCTTAATTGCGAGTGTTTAGTATGTGTAGAGCCATTTCAATTAACGAGCAGAGAGGATGATCATCATGGCGAGCGGTGTCAATAAAGTAATTTTACTGGGGAACCTTGGAGCTGATCCCAAAATCAGTAGCCTCAATTCAGGGGACAGAGTTGCTAATCTCACCCTTGCGACCTCTGAAGTCTGGAAAGACCGCAAGACAGGGGAAAAGCGCGAGCGTGTTGAGTGGCACAATGTTGTGATCTTCGATGAACGTTTGGTGAAGCTTGCGGAACACTATCTCAAAAAAGGCAACAAGATTTACGTTGAAGGGCAATTACAAACCCGTAAATGGCAAGATCAAAGCGGGAATGATCATTATAAAACCGAAGTGGTTTTAAAGTCCTTTGGTGGCAATATTGTCCTTTTAGAAACTCAGGGACAAAGCAGTTCAAACACAGCAGGCGGACATCAAGCGATGGGTGCTAACCGCGCAACGCAGTACACATCAGCACAGAGCCCTTTTAGTGATGAGATTCCGTTTTAAGGTGGTTTGAATGGGAAAAGGAAGTATAACAAAAGCACGCTCAAAAGCGGGGAAATTACGTACGAAGAGAAGGCGAGGGCGGCCGAAGTTTGAGGGAATTCGTCGACAGCCGAATGGGAAGCCATCGAGAGCAAAAAACCCACCGGATAATACATCTCTTGAAGTCAGGGCAAGATTAACGGGTTTAAGCCTTGAAGAGGCCAGAGACCCGCGGTCCGCCACCAATTTAGGCAGGCTGGTGCTCTTGAATGAAAGGGAACCAGGAAGAGGTATTACGGCAGATCAATATGATGCTGTCGTCAAATATCTTTATGTGGTTAATGAATATAAACAAGCAATATGCTCACCAGGAGCTGTATGGGACAAAGGAGTAATCGTGCTGGGTGGAAATGATGACGAATATACAAAATGGTGCAAACAGGCCATTAAGCGTTATGATGAGGCGAATAAGGCTATTGCGAAAGGACAAAGAGATAATCCAAATGCCCATTTTGCAATTATTATAAAACACGTAATATTGCGCGACATTGCCATGTCTCACTATATGGCTAGTTTACGTCTTTTATGCGATATTCTTCACGCCCATTTTAATCCCGGAAAAAAGGCATCTTTCGTAGAAAAATCCTATAAATAATATTATATATATGATATCATCATATCAATAAAAAGCTATTAATTATGGAATAATATCATGGCAGGGAAATCTCTATTTATTGCTGATCCTAGTGTCAGGGAATTGGTTGAACAAGTGAAGAATGAAAACGGTTTCAAAAGTTTGCGTGATACCGTCGAAAAAGGGATGTTGCTTCTACAACAGCAAAAACGGAATGAACCATCCATAGATGAAAAAATAGCAGCTATACAAAAGAGATTTAGAACGAAAGTCAGAAAAAATAATCCCCATTGGAACGAAGAAGATAAGAAAGCTTTCTTCGATGATTTAAGTGGGGGAATATGATGTTTGTTGATGCTTCAGCGATTATAGCCGTTATTAATGAAGAACCAGAAGCCGCGTTTTTTAACGAAAAGCTAAAGTTAGCCAAAGAAAAATATTCGTCTTCTATAGCAAAGTTTGAGGCTGTAGCGGGGCTTTGCGTATTCAATACACCGAAAGGCAAGCCGATATCACAAACAACACTCAAAGAAAGTAGGCTTGCTGTACATGAATTTTTTATGGCGCATAAAATTTCTCTTATCCCTGTATCGGAAGATGAAGGCGAAAAAGCTCTTGATGCAAAACAAAAATTCGGTAAGGGGACAGGACAAAAGGCCCAATTAAATATGGGGGATTGTTTCGCCTATGCGTGTGCTGTCAATCATAAATTGCCTTTATTATTCAAAGGTAATGACTTTATTCACACAGACATTGATAAGGCTTAATTTTTTTACTTGACTTTCCAAAAAAGTTCGATTAAGTTGCACAAATTCAATGGCAGAATTGTATCTAGCGGCAGGAATTTGTTCCTGCTTTTTTCATTTAAACGCCTCGTTATTTGTCGTTAAAACCCTTTATTTTCTTATAGTTAGGCACTTCATCCCTCGATCTTGATCATCACCTCTAACTGGCAAAGAAGAATTGCGTCTTTTTTGGCAGTTTTAGGGCAGTAAAATATCAAGCTTTCAGTGTGGTTTGAAAGTCGTGTTTTTTGAACAAAATTGGCTGATCCATTTTGCCGATATCAAAACTTATTAATCGGCCATTTATGTCATTAATTTCCCACCTCAAAAGGAACAAAAATGAAAGCAGTTATCACTAAACCCATGTGTGTTGTTGGCGATAGTAAAAGCACCGTCCGTTTTGAACCTTCAACGCCGGACAATCCATTTGTCGAAGTTTCCCATCATGTCTATGCTCGTCTTAAACGTGCTAACGCTGCAAAGCCTTTTACTATGATCGATATAAGAGAAAAGCCTGGTAAGGTAGTTGAACAGGTGGAGCAAGAAGCGGTTCAAACATCCATTAAACCAGGAGCAGAGGAAGTTTCTCTCGGAGAGTCAAAAATATCGAAGGTTTCTAAACCATCGGCATCTATCTCAAAAAAGGCTTAGAATTTGACATTAATCATCCGACAAAAATGGTATCTTCAACAGGTAGAAAAGAGCTTCAGCAATCTCCAAGCACCACGCCTTAATTGGGCTTTGCGCAACGCTATCAATAGCTCAGCAAAGCAGGTTGAGCGCTTCGCTGAAAAGCAAGTTACCGAACTTACATCGGCCAAATCAAAGCGTGTTAAGCAAGGGATTTATATCAAAGCAAAGGCCACAGCGAAATTTCTTGAAACGGAAATCATTGGGAGCGGAACAGCACTGCCTCTTAAATTCTTTAAAGCAAAAGAAACAAAACGTGGCGTAGTCTATACACTATTTGGGAAAAGACAGATCCTGCCCCATGGTTTTATTCGGGGCGGAAGATTTCCTAAGCGCGTTGATTTAAATATGGGGGGTAACGTATTCGAAAAGGCCAAAGGCGATAAGTTTCCTATTGCGAAACAAGAAGGGCCTGCGATTGCGAAAGTCATGTCCGGACAAGAGGTAACGGGTTCCATTGAAAAATATGCCCACGAAAGATTAACTAAAAATATTCAGATCCAATTGGCACGCCAAGAATACGCTGCCAAGAAGAAAGCTTAATCACCTTTTTAGATGATATCGGTGCGCTACACATAATGAGTTTAATTTTAAAGCTGATCACTCATTGTTCTTTGGTTTCTTGTGGAAAAAATGCAGTAAAATCAATGAGAAAGGTACTTTCTGGCGGGGTGGCTTTATTGCGGGGCAGGCGAGCGCGGGATATCTCTAGCGACAGAATTTTCAAATTGACTGTACATTGTACACATAAGTCATTGATAAATAATAATTTTAGTATGTACACTGTGCATTACACCCTGTACACTGTGCAAAATATTTTCTTGCCATATTGAAATTTGTTTCTAGTCGGCGCCGTAAAGGACCCCCTTTATGGCGAGAAGGAAGCCAACAATTTGTTCTGCAAAATATCATTCTTCACAATGGAGAAAATATTTGATGAATAAGAAGGATAGACAAGGTCTCTCGGTTCGGGCCTTTGCAAGAAAGATGCAGGTATCTCCTAATGCGGTTGTGTCTCGTTTCAAAACAGGTAAATTTGACGCTGCCCTTTTTGAAGATGGCTCGGTCAATGAAGCTCTTGCAACAGCCATCTGGAATGAGAATCCAACGAAGCGTCCTTATCCGCTTTTAGAACCTGATGATCAAGCGCGAGCAAAGATAAAACAAGACTCCACCGATGGAGCCAATGAATACAAGATCAAATTGGAGAGGATGCAGGTTGCGCTTGAAAGTGAGAAGATTGCACTTGAGCGGTTGCGCGAAACGACTGTTGATCGCGAAGAAGTGAAGAAAGCCGCCCGTGAGTTTGGAAGAGCTCACCGTGATACGATGTTAAATTTCCCTCATCGGTTTGGTGCGGCGATTGCTGCTCAGGTTGGATGTGAGGCTGCCAGTCTTATTGGTGCCATTGATCATTATATGCGGGAAGCTCTGCTTGAGGCGGTTCATATTCCAGTTCCTTTTCATGATTCTCAATCTCCAGAATAAGAGAGTTTTCAGTAAGTGAAGAATGAATAATCATATGGTCGATGATGGATGAGAGCTCTGTTAAAGAATTTTTCGCGAATGCCAATGATGCGAGACAACCGGACCCACCTTATACAGTTTCACAATGGGCGGACAAAAATAGATATCTAAGCACAGTTGCAAGTGCTGAGCCTGGTTTGTGGAGGACGAAGCGTACACCTTACTTGCGCGAAATTATGGATAACCTTTCATCCTACGTGCCGATTGAAACTACTATAGTGATGAAAGGTGCTCAAGTGGGAATGTCTGAAGCAGGATTGAATTTCTGCGGTTACGCTATTCACCACAGTCCGGGACCGGCGCTTTATGTGATGCCAACGGTTGAGACAGCCAAGAAGCTTTCAAAGACACGTCTTGATCCGATGATTATGGCGAGTCCGGCTTTAAGTGAACGCATTGCTCCCGCCCGTTCACGTGACAGTGGTAATACAATGTTCTCGAAAGAGTTTGATGGCGGTGCCTTAATGATTACAGGAGCCAACAGTGCTGCTGGATTGCGCTCTATGCCTATTCGCTATCTGGTCCTTGATGAAGTCGATGCCTATCCACTGAGCGTCGATAATGAAGGTGATCCGGTGATGATCGCTGAAAGGCGTACCTCTACCTTCGTTCAACGAAAGATTTTTAAATTGTCTACGCCTACACATCGTGACACAAGCCGTATCGTTAAGGATTTTGTGCTCGGAGATCAACGATATTACAACGTCCCTTGTGATGCATGTGGCACTCTACAACCTATTGTTTGGTCCCAAATTAAGTGGCCGAAAGGAGCCCCTGAGAAAGCTGTTTTTGTTTGTGCTCATTGCGGTCACGAACATGCGGAACACCGAAAAACTGATTTGATGTGTGAGGAAAGAGGTGCGTGTTGGCTACCGACGAGCGAGTCAAGCAGACCAAATTTGCGCTCTTATCATATTTCGGCACTCTATTCACCTTGGCTAACTTGGGGAGAATGTGCCCGTGAATTTTTAGATGCTAAAGATGATCCGGCATTATTACAGCCTTTTGTCAATACAGTGCTTGGAGAACCATGGGAGGACAGGACTGGCGAAGTTGTTGATCCTGAAAGCCTTTATGCACGGCGTGAAGATTATCCCATTGCACCACCACAAGCCGTGTTATTGACAGCAGGAATTGATGTACAGAATGATCGTTTGGAACTCGAAGTGGTGGGATGGGGGCGCGGTGAGGAAAGCTGGAATATAGACTATCAAGTGATCCTCGGTGATCCATCTTCTTTTGAAGTCTGGGATCAATTAGACGCCTATCTCCGAAAAGACTGGCCGCACCCAGGTTATAAAGATGGCATAAGGATAGCAGCTGCTTGTATTGATACCGGTGGAGGACATACACAAGCTGTTTATAATTATGTGCGTCCCCGTGAGGGAAGACGCATATGGGGGATTAAGGGACAATCGGGATGGCGTGCGGTATGGCCGCGCCGCCCAAGCAGAAACAACAAAGGACAGATTAATCTCTATATTGTTGGTGTTGATGCTGCGAAAGAGATCATTACAGCGCGGTTTAAGAAATCTGGTCCTGAGGCATCTGGTGCTGGGGCAACACACTTTCATAAAAGCCTTGATCGGGAATATTTTGACCAGCTGACCGCTGAACGAAAAGTCATCAAATATTTTAAAGGCTTCAAACGTATCGAATGGCAAAAAAGTGAAAAAGCACGAAACGAAGCGTTGGATTGCAGAGTCTATGCTTACGCTGCTTTACAAGGTCTGATTTCGGGGGGGCTGAACCTTAATCGAGAAGTCGACATTTTGGAAAAGCGCTTAGAAGATCTTAAGAATGCTGAAACGCCTTTGAAGCAGCCAATATCAGGAAATTCTTTGTTGTCTTCTTTGAAAAGGCTTCAAGCAAAAGAGCCTCAAAAAAAGCAATTCAAAGTAGTCGTAAGTCCTTATATGCGGAGGGATTAGAGATATCTATGAGTGAAGATTCAGAGCAATTTAATAGCAAATCTGAAAGGCTTGAAAGCTTAAAAAAACGGCGAGAAGAACTGGAAGATGCTCTTTATTCAGGTGCGCAATCGGTACGCCATGGCGATAAGCAAGTAAGCAACCGTTCCGTCGAAGAACTTCGTAGAGCTATCCAGATGCTTGATGGGCAAATAGCTGATCTTGAAAGTCGTAGGCGTTCACGTGTTTTTTATTTTAATATATCACGGGGTTATTAATGGCTGGCTTTTTAAATAAAATCACAGGATTTTTGGGCAATTTCAGCAACCATAATCCACATTTTGAAGCAGCAAGCCGTAGCCGTCGCATGGGCGGTTTTGATCCTGCAAAAAAACATATCAATAAGGCGATTGAAGAATGCGGCGATACAATTATCGCACGATCCAGATGGCTTTATGACAATGAATCTATTTACGGTTCTGCTACGGAAGAATGGGTCTCTGCTGCTGTAAGCGATGGCATTAAGCCTTATCCTAGAATTGAAGGCTTTCAGAAAGAAAAGAAAGAGCTCCTTGATCTTTGGTGGCAATGGGTTGACGAAGCCGATTACGATGAAGACGCGAATTTTTATGGACTTCAAGCGACCATTGCACGAGAGGTTTTTTTAACTGGCGAATGTTTTGTGCGCTTGCACTATATCGACTTTTATGGGCGCTCGGGTGTGCCTCTTCAATTGCAAATTTACCCCACCGAAATGCTGGATTTCACTTATAATGGGTTAGCTGAAATTGAAGGCAATTACATTCGTATGGGCATTGAATTTAATGCGAGTGGCAAGCGCGTTGCTTATCATTTTTGGAAATATCATCCTTATGATGATTGCCCACCGAACGGAGCATTTGAAAATCAAGAGCGCGTGAGAGTGCCTGCTGAAATGGTTCTTCATATCAAAGAACGTCGCATTGCAGGACAATTACGGGGGTCACCTAAAATAACGCGCAGCATGGCAAAGATTTTTCAGCTCGATTCTTATGATGATGCGGAGCTTGATCGAAAAAGAACAGCAGCTCTTTTTGCGATATTTATCACAGGAACTTCTCCCCAGGATGAAAGATTGTATGATAACCGTAGCGACAAAAGCGTCGAAGAACCACCAGAATTGCCCGCCGTGCAACCTGGTTCAGCGTTTTATTTGGGAGAAAATAAAGATATTAAATTTTCAAATCCCGTAGAAGTTGGCGGCTCTTATGAAGCTTTTCAATATCGTAATATTTTGAAAATTTGTGCAGCATTGAATATGCCTTACGCCGTTGTCACTGGAGACGTTACACGGGGTAATTTTTCTAATGTACGCACCGCTATCATCCAGTTTAGACGTCATGTCAAACAGTGGCGTGAACATATTATTGCTTTTCAGTTCAATCGCATTGTTTGGGAACGCTTCGTTGAAATGGCCGTGCTTGCTGGACGTATTCATTTACCAGGATGGGAAGAAAATTCTTTACCATGGCTTCAATGTGAAAGCTTTGCACCGCCACTTGAAATGATTGATCCAAGAAAGGATATCTCAGCGGAAAAAGAAGAAATTCGCGCAGGTCTGAAGACGCGACGTATGGCACTTGCTGAACGCGGTTTTGATATTGACAGTATTCATGCCGAACTCGAGGAAGAACATAAAGACGCCTTAGCGCGTGGCTTATCCTTTGACACAGATATAGCAGATCCTTCTGCTAATCGTGAAGTGATTGATGACCCTTCAGAATCTTATGAAGATTATGAAAGAGATCAAGGCAGTGAGGTGCGTGCATATGGTAAATAATCTCGATATGCCGTTTTTGATGTCACGCCTTTTTGGTGTTCCTCACATGCTTGCTTCCACAAAACTTGATGTCATTCTTAATGCTCTTGCGCCGCGTCTTTTTGCGGGGGAAAAGTTTCCAATAGGAGCCTTTTCGCAAAATGATGCCATAGCTTTAAGGCCGCCTGAAACCTACGTGGTGCAAAACAATGTCGCCATACTACCAGTTCACGGCACACTTGTACGCCGTGGTGCATGGCTTGGTGCATCATCAGGATTGACCTCTTATGAAGGTTTAAGCGCTTCTTTTCGTGAAGCTATTCAACAATCTGATGTTCGCGCTGTATTGCTCGATATTGATAGTGGAGGAGGGGAAGCCGGAGGAGTTTTTGATCTGGTTGAAGAGTTCCGGGCACTGTCGCAACAATATAATAAACCTATTTGGGCACATGCAAATGAACTTGCATGTTCGGCGGCTTACGCCATTGCTTGTTCTGCTGCTCAAATCTGGATTGCACGCACAGCTGTTGTAGGTTCAATTGGCGTTGTTTGTGCACATCTCGATCAATCACGTGCTGATGAAAAAAGCGGATATAAATGGACGTTTATTTTTGAAGGCGATCATAAACTTCACGGCAATCCTCACGAGCCATTAGCTGATACAGCATTAAAAAAAATGCAAGCAGATTGCACACTGCTCTACGACATGTTCGTCGATTTGGTGGCGCAAAGCAGGTCTATGAGTTCTGCCGCAATTCGCGAAACGAAAGCAGAAACTTTTATAGGCACTCAGGCCATAGAGCTTGGGTTAGCTGATGTGCAGGGCACCCTTGCACAAGCCCTGGAAGCCTTAATGGATTCCATCTCATTACCCCCAATATCAACAGAAGAAGGACAAAAAATATGGCATGCACCAAATACCGAATTGAAGAAAATGATGACAAAAGGATTATCGAAATCATCAACGACGACGACGAAGCTGAAGAAGATGACGACATTGACGCAAACACCGAAGTCTTTGACGACCCAGAAGATAAGGAAGATGAAGTTGAAGGTGAAGAAACTGAAGAAGATGAAGACAACGAAGAAGATCGCGAAGATGTAAAAGCTGCACTTGAAAAGGAAAGAAAACGTGCTCAAGAACTAACAAAACTTGAAAAACAAGCACAACGCTTAGGCGTTTCTTTTAATGCAGCGAAAGCGATTAAAAGCGGTATGAGATTAGGACGAGCCAAAAAGGCTGTTTTAGACGCTGCCGTATTCAAAAGTACATCTTTGAAAATATCACCCACTGCTCCCCATGGCGACGGAAAGAGCAAGGCAAAGATTCACGCAAAATGGGCAACAGCTTGGAAGGCAATACAATGAGTAATATTTTTTATACAGATGTTCGCAATGGTGCTTATCTCGGGCGCTACGAACCTGATATGTCAAACAAAGAAGTTATATTTGCATCAGGGGCACTTGTTGAGGCTGGCACTGTTATGGGTAAGGTCACAGCCACGGGAAAATATGTCCCCCTTAATCCTAAAGCAGTAGATGGTAGCCAAATTCCCGCAGGCATTTCTTTTGCTACAGTTGATGCGACGGAACGAGAGCAACGCGCGGTGATTACAGCGTGCTTAAGTACAGTGAAATCTTCCGAATTGCTATGGCCGGATACCATCAAAGATGAGCAGAAAAAGACAGCCATTCAATCTTTAGAAGATCACAACAAAATTATGCTGCGATAGGAGAATGCGCATATGGATATGAATTTTTTTAAACATGATGCTTTCTCAGTAGCAACAATGATGAAAGCGATCGAAAACTATGAGTTTAAGCCTAGTCTTATCAGCTCTCTTGATCTTTTTGAGACAGTTGAAACAAGTACGACAGTGGTTGGCATTGAAAGATGTGACAATAGATTAGCACTGATTCAAACGAGTGAACGTGGTGCACCTTTGACAGAAGGTGACAGAAGTGGTTCTAATCTTCGGTTTTTCAAAACAACACGTATCGCCAAAAGTGATACTGTGAAGGCAGAAGAAATCCAAGACCGGCGGGAATTTGGAACAGAAGACCAGCTGGAAACATCGATGAAATATATCGCTAAAATACAAAAGAAGCTGATTTCTGAAATTGAACTCACGTGGGAAAATATGCAGCTTGGAGCTGTTCAAGGTGTTGTCCTGGATGCCGATGGATCAGTCATTGTCGACTGGTATAAAGAATGGGAAATCACACCGCCAAAACCCATTAATTTTGAATTGAATACAGAAACAACCAATGTTGCTAATCATGTTGATCAAGTCATTACGAAGATGGTTGAAGTTTCGAAAGGAGCTTTTACTGATCGTTCACGGGTTATTGGGCTTTGTGGAAATGAATTCTTTTCTAAATTTAAAAACCATAAAGCAATCCGTGAAACCTATTTAAACACAGCTCTCGCACAAACCTTGAACAGTGCGGGAGGTATAGCAACGCCGAGTGCTATTGGATCAGGGAGCTTTGGAAGTTTTAACTTTGCTGGCGTAACTTTCATTAATTACCGGAGCATTCATAACTATAATGTAAGCGCTAAAGCAGGCACTAAACGTGCAATAGGAATTAAGCCTGATGAATGCCAATTTTTTCCTGCTGATGCACCTGGCGTATTCCAGAAAACCTTTTCTCCAGGTGAAAGCTTGGATTTTGTGAATACAGTTGGAAAGCCTCTCTACACTATTTTGATAGCAGATCACGAGCGTAATGCGTGGGTAAAGCCGGAAGTATACAGCTACCCGCTTTATATTTGTACGCGTCCTGAAATGCTCTTCAAAGCGACGATAGGAGAAAAATAAGATGCTATGGCGCGGGTTGCTCGACAAAATGATTAAAGATGTACGCAACACCTTTGGGCAATCCGTCGTCTACACCCGAAGTGATAATCAGCAATCTTTTCATATTACGGCGATTTACAGCATCAGATATTCGGAATCAGAAGCTGGTGGGAGAATCTCTACGACAATCGAAAGAAAAGAACTTGATATTTGTATCAATGATATTGGGGGAGTGGCGCCAAAGTCTAATGACAGTGTCGTAGTTATAGCCACCGAAAATAACGAAGCTCAAGAGCATTTTACTGTAGTGAATGTACAAGCTTCAGAATCCGGCATGTATAAGCTTATTTTACGTAACATTAACGATGATGCACCCAAGAGAAACGGTTAGAGAAAGCTTTGTCGCCTTGATAAAAGCGGCAAACACAGCTGCTGGCGACAATGTTTTTAATATGCGCGATTTCAATTTTTTCGTTGAGATAATGCCGTCGATCAACATTTCAACGCAAAGCGAAAGGATCGAAGATGGGCATGATTATGGATTAAGGCGGCGTGTTTTAACAGTTGATGTTGAATGTTACGCAACAGGAGGGGGGGGTGCACGCTGCGTTGATCAATTGGCGTGGGAAGTTGAAAAGATTTTTCATGCCAATCCCAATCTCAGCGACACGGTAGAGACTTGTCGTCTCCACGATATTGCAATGGCATTTGGTGATAATGGCTCCTCGGCACTCCATGGTGCAATTTTAACCTTTGAAGTTACTTATGTAACGTTTCCCAACGGGAATGAAGAAGAAGGAAAGATAGGAATTGTTGAGCCTTTTACAGGCTTCGAACCCGAGACAGGGATAAAAAACGAAGAGAAATATACGAAAATCGAGGATACTCATGTTTGAACGGCGCGATAAAGAAATCACCGATTTAAAAAGGCGCGTAGCAAATATGGTTATGGTGGGAAAGATCAGCCATGTAGATCATAAAAATGCACGCTATCGAGTGAAAAGTGGCAACCTTATCAGTGACTGGATTCCGGATACACAAGCTCGTGCCGGAAAAACGCGTTCTTATGAAGGACGCGACGTTGGAGAGCAGGTTATTGTTGTTTCTTCATCAGGCGATTTATCTCAAGGAGTGATTGTCGGCTCCATTCATACCGATAGCAATCAAGCTGCTGATAGAGGTAATATTCACCAAACCATATATCCCGATGGCTCAACAGTCGCATATGACGATGAACAAAACATTTATGCCCTTACAATAAAATCAGGAGGAAAGTTCATTCTCACAATTTCTGATGGCGTATCGATAAAAGGTGATGGCACTAGGTTAGAACTGAGGGCTCCGGAGGGCATAAAGCTTATTTCGGAAAGTGATCTTAATTTAAACGCCAAGGGAGACATTGCCCTAAAAGCAGGGGGCGAAATTTCACTCACTTCAAGTGATAGTATCTCTCTTCATTCAGGGAATGATACCTCCATCCACTCAAGCGGATTAAAGCATAATGGCACAAATGTAGGGGCAACACATGTTCATAAAGGTGTTTCCCCTGGTGGCTCTATGACAGGAGGTCCAAATTGAACATGGGAATGGACCGGATGACGGGGAAGCCCTTATCCAGTATTGATCATTTACGCCAATCGATGATTGATATTTTATCGACGCGGATTGGGACGCGGGTCATGCGACGTGATTATGGTTCACGCGTTGCTGAGCTGATTGATGCACCGATGAATGATGCTTTTGCCGTCGCCCTTTATGCGGCTATTGCAGAAGCTTTGGATCAATGGGAACCGCGTTTTAAACTGAAAAAGATTGATTTTGATTGGGTCGAAGCTGGGAAAATTTCTTTGTCCTTCGCGGGAATTTATTTGCCATCGGGAAAGCCTATTACCATGGAAGGATTAATTATCCAATGAAAGAAGTCCTGCCTAAACCTGAGATTATCTCAGAACTGTCTTTTGAAGAAATTCGCGCGGCCGCTCTTGCTCATTTAAAAGGGCTGTTGCCTGACTATACACTTCTAGAAAGCGATCCTGCAGTCAAAGTCATTGAAGTTTTTAGCTACCGAGAACTGCTTTTAAGACAGCGTATTAATGAAGCGGCACGCAACAGCCTTCTTGATTTCGCGATAGGCTCTTCTCTGGATGCTTTGGGGGATTGGCATGGTGTTCAACGAATGGACGGCGAAAGTGATGAGAGATATCGTGAACGCATAAAGCTTTACGCACGCAGTGGCAAAGGCAGCGGCACAGAGCCTTATTATAAATTTATTGCTCTGTCAGCAGATAGCCGTGTGAAGGACGCTATTGTTTATCGGAAAGGCAAAGACCCAACCATTCATGTTGCTCTTTTTGGCAACAATGAAGAAGAAACAGCAAACCCCGAGCTCTTGGAAAAAGTCTCACAAGCGCTTCACAATAAAAATGTAATCATGACCAACGATACGATTATTGTGCATGCCGCTGTAGCAAAAGTTGTAGACTTAAAAGCTGATGTTTGGCTGTTACCAGAAACGGCACTGGTGGTTTTAAATCAAATGGAAGCAAATTTACGGGCTGCTTGGAAACAAGAGCAAGCGCTCGGTCGTGAATTGAGCCTCTCCTGGTGGGTCTCAAAATTGATGATCCCTGGTGTACAGAAAATTATCGCTGTTGAGCCAACACAAGAATATGCTGTTTGTGCTGAAGAAGTGTTATCGATTGGCAAAATTACCTTAAATTTGAGAGGGCGTGCACGCTAGTGTCTGGGTCTATGCTTCCGACCAATGCGACGGCATTTGAAAAGCGCCTTGCCGATGTTTGCGACTTTCATCGAGATGTTAGTGCTTCAATTTCGGGGATCTCACATGCAAAGCTCACCACACGTCCTCCCGGCTTTCTACCGTGGTTAATTGAGGAATACGGACTTGGTGAGCTCACTCCTTATATCGCAAACCCCTATGATTTGATTGATACTGGTCCCAAATGGCAGCAGGTACGCGGATCTCTTGCGGCAGTTGATCTGGGGCTTTCATGGATAAAAATGTCAGCGCGCTTTACAGCAGCGTGGACAGGACGTGTATGGTGGAATTCATTTCAGCTTCATTTCAATCAATTACCTGGACGAAGCCGCCTTAAGACAATTGAAGCTATCACGGATCTTTCCAAAAGTTTGCGATCTGATTTTCGTCGTGGTGTTTATGGCTACGATGTTGAAGCTGTTGAGAGCGATATGTCAAGGCTCGATCATAGTATGCTAGAGAGCGAAAGTGGTGTTCGGGTAACAGATGGAAGCACTTTGTTTTCCTTTGGACGCAGGACAGAGATAAATCATATTTTAACCAAAAAAGAAGGCACTCTCATTGGGAATTGGATAGATGATATTGATGATGAATTAAATTGGGAAGATATCAATTATCCATGGGAATTGGTGAATTTTCCGTGGTGTTCAGTCAAAAAGCATGAGCGCGATATGCTGATGGCGTTGTGGTTTCAAAATCGCACCCTTTATTTCGCATTGACAGACGCAAAGAATGCACTGATTGGCTACCGAAGATGCAATATTATACAAGCTGTAGAACAAACGTTGGACGGTGTTTATAGCCATTCAGGCAAAAGATTTAATCCTTCCATGACGGCGAGCACTATGGTTTTGCTCGGGGCACGCACAGAGTTTCACGATGTTGACAGCCAACAAGCTGCTTTCGTTTCTCTTTTAGTTCATGCATCTGTAGCAAAAAATGTCCCCCCTGGGAAATTATGGCTCAAACCTGATGAACTCATAGGTGGCGTAGAGATCATCAAAACACCTGTGAACATTCCTTTACGAGCCGACATTCGTGAACAATTCAAGATTTTATTGAGGTTTTAGCATGAAGCATGAAAGTGGTTTGCCATTTGCAATTGATAGATCTATCGGCAAAGATGAACAACAAAGTGTTGTATTTTACGGAGAACGATCCTTTATTCAAAGTGGTGAACTCAATGAGGTTCAGACCATTATCCGAGGGCGCCATGATCGCTTAGGACGTCTTGTGGCCAAAGAAGGTGACCGGGTTGAACGCGCTGATGCTTTTGTTGACAAAGATAGCCAAACTGTCACTTTGACGGATGGCAAGATTTATATCGCAGGGGATATTTTTCCAGTTTCAGAAGCCATTTTAGACAATGTTTCTATGGTTGGCCGTACGGAAATTGGCGTAAAACTTCAGAAGAGGTGGATTACGCACGAGGATGATCCAGGGCTTTTGGGGCAAATTCCAGGCACATTGGCTGAAGGTGAACCAGGAGCAGCACGGGAAGTCGCGAAACTTGTTTGGGCACTGAAAGACGATCAACAAGAAGGCACTTTCTTTCCGGTTTATGTTCTCCAGGATGGTGTCTTGATTGATCAAAAATCTCCCTCATTGCTTGAACCCGCCATACAAGCCATTGCGACCTATGACCGCGCGCATGGCCACTATATTGTGAGTGGCTGTCGCGTCACAGCACTAGGCAAAGATGGACACAATCAACTGTTCAGCATTCAAGAAGGGGAAGCCAATATTAACGGCTTTAAGCGCAAACGGCTTGCTGCTTTGAGATATGAAGAAGCAGAAGACTTTTCTGAAGGCCTGGTTCCCAGTGAAACCCATATCTTTTCAACGAAAGAAGACGAAGCGAACTTTACTTTTAAAACCTATTATTCTCCCATCGCGAATATTCATTCTCTTTTGCTCACAAAGGAAAAAACGGTCAATGTAACACGCGGTGCGCTTGCATCAGGACGTGATGGCGTCCCGGATAAAAGCATCACATCTTTCGTCAAAATTGTTCAAGGTAACAAAGAGTTTAAAGAAGGCATTGATTTTAAAAAAACAGGCGACACGATTGATTGGGCACCCGTCGGTGATGAACCGCTACCAGGCAGTATCTACACGGTTACTTATCGTTATCGCGCACAAATAACTGCCGATCAAGTGACGGACCAGGAGATTACCGTATCAGATGGTGCGCAGGGCGGTGACATTATTGTCAGTTATACCTATAAATTGCCGCGTATTGATCGCATAGGGCTGAATGCGCAAGGCAATGTGGTCTATATAAAAGGCATCTCAGCAGATCAGCCTATGGCGCCCAGCATTCCTGAAGATGTGTTATCCCTTGCAACGATTACAAATAATTGGAGGGACGTGCCTATTGTAAAAAATGATGGCACACGTGTTGCTCCCTATGATGAAATGTGGCGCTATTTTCAGCGTGTTCTTTCCCTTGATAGGCTCATGCAGTTAGAGAAGATTAAAAGCAACATCGATTCCAAAGAGCCTGTTGCCAAGAAAGGCATGTTTGCTGATCCTTTCCTCGACGATAATTATAGAGATGAAGGTTTTCCGCAAACAGCTGCTATAGGCAGTGGTGTTCTACAGCTCGCTATTGAGCCGACCTTTTACTACACTTCTTTACAGTTCCCTGTAACTCTTGATTGGGAAAATGAAGTCATCATCGCACAAGAGTTGACGACAGCTTGCGAAAAAATAAATCCTTATCAAAATTTTGCTTCTTTGCCGGGGACGCTGACCCTTACTCCAGCAACAGATTTTTGGCATGTGCAACGCACTGATTGGCTTTCCGGAACGACCAATCAACTGAACATAGGTCAGCATCATCGCGTTCGTTACATTGGTTTCTGGTCGACAGAAACAAAAGATGAATTGGTGAGTACGCACCAAGAGCAAACCGATTTCTTAAGGAGAATAGAGCTTAGCTTTAAAATTGAAGGCTTTGCCAAAGGAGAAGTTTTAGAAAGCCTCACCTTTGATGGTGTGGATGTTGCGCCAGAAAATAGCCTGATTGCGGATGCCAAAGGGGTCATGGAAGGCACATTTAAAATTCCTGAAAAAATCACCGCAGGAACAAAAAATGTTGTGGCACGGGGAAAAGGCGGGACGACCGCAACAGGTCTTTTTACTGGTCAAGGTGTGATTGATGTAAAAGTGATGCGGCGTACAACAACGGTGCATATATGGACAAAATCCGATCCTCAGGCGCAAGTCTTCACACCGGATGAAACACGACAAATAACAGGGGTAGATTTTCATCTTTGCAAAATCGGCAATCCTGCCAATGATTTGGTGATCGATTTAGTCTCCACAGAAAACGGCTATCCCACATCCGATATTCAAGCACAAACCTTATATTCTATGAAAGAAGCACAAACAGGTTGGGCGCAAGCACGCTATGATGTACCATTAATCGTTCCGGATGATCGCTTAACAGCTTTCGTCATTAAGACAGACGATGCTAACCATGCTGTTTCTTTAGCCAAACTTGGAGGCTTCGATGAACAAAATCAAAGATATGTTGCAAGCCATCCTTATGTGACAGGGCCGCGTTTTTCTTCTGTTAATGCGCGGACATGGACAGCTCATCAAGATGAGGCCTTGACATTTCGTATATTGGCCGCGCGCTATACACAAACAGAAAAAATTATCGATTTAGGCGAATTTGATCTCGTTGAATGCTCTGATCTGCAAGTCCGCGCAGCGATTGAATTGCCTTCAAGTGAGTGTTCTGTTGTGTTTGAAATTGAGCGTAACAACGGCACAATTTATCAACTTTTGCCATTTCAGTTGCTTAACCTTACTGAATATATCAGTGAAAAAATCCAACTGCGTGTTATTCTCAAAGGCACAGAGAAGCTCTCGCCTGTGCTCTTTGCTCCTGTCCAATTGGTTGCAGGAAGAATCCACAAAACAGCAACTTACATCACCCGCGCTTTTGCCTTTGGCGAAAAGTCGAGGCTCATCAGCTATATTAAAAGTTTTTTACCAGGAGGGGCCGCACTCACTATGGAGATCCAGCTGGATGACGGAGATTTTGCTCCTCTGAAATTAGATGAGACAGAACAACTCCCCGAGCCGCTTTGGATGGAACATAAATTTGTCAGTGAGGATAAAACAGCAAAACAAGTGCGCTTAAAACTCACGCTTACCGGTGGCCCCGCGGCACGATCCATGGTGTGTGATTTTGGCGCAAGCATCTTATAATTGGAGTAAAATAATGGAAAAAACAAAAAAGTTAAATATGGAACTACCAAAAGAAGGTCGTTTTATCAGTTCTGAATTTCCGATCTTGCGTGAAAATTTAGTAAAGATTGATCAGGCGATTGACGATATTGATGAAAAGGCGGATAGCAAAGCATCTTCACAGCATCTCCACGCGATGGAAGATGTCGTGGGACTTGAGACAGCTCTCAAGAATAAAATGGCAGCAGATAAGACTTTTTCATTTGCTGATTTAAGTGATGTAGAAGGCGCTAGGGATGCGGCGAATAATTATGTTTTATATAAATTAAATGATGATCATTTTACCTTTGGTAGCGCTATTTCACTCTTAGGAGAACATCAACACAAAGCAGAAGATATTATTGGGCTTAAGGATTCTTATCAGGAGCTCCACGATGAAATTGAGCGAGAAATAAAGGAAATTTTCCCCTCTGGATTCATTGCCACATTTGCCATGAAGACAGTGCCAAGCGGCTGGCTTTTATGCGATGGCGCAACTTATAAACGTACAGATTATCCGCGATTATTCAAGGCAATAGGGGATCAATGGGGAAAAGACAGTGATACAACCTTTAAAGTTCCTGATTTCAGAGGGGTGTTTTTACGTGGCTTTGATAATGGTCGTGGTCTAGATCAAGAGAGAGAATTTGCTAAATATCAGCCAGATAGCATAAGGTCGCACACGCATAATTGCACCATTGATGCAGCGGGCGGGCATGCACACAAATTTTGGTATAGTGAAGTTGATACAGGTGCTTCGGATATTGGTCAAAGGAATCCTCGTTATAAGAGGCAAACGGGATCACGTATGACAGAATCTGCTGGTGTGCATACGCACAGGGCAACCATTTCTTCAACAGGCGGAGCAGAAACGCGGCCTGTGAATGCGACAGTTATTTACGCCATAAAGGCATGAGATTTTCGGATAAATGCTTTTTGATGAATCTTGCTCAGGACGCATGGGTCTCAGGTTCATTTCTGCAATGTCTTTAATTTTTACAGTATCAATTACATCATATTGTTTCGATAGTAACATTTTTGTTGACAGTTGTCACTTATTACATTACATTCTACTTAAAATGAAGCCATTGAGTTGCTATGATCAAAACATTTAAAAATAAAGACTTGCAATCTCTTTGGGAGACAGGAAAGAGCAAGATTGATAGTAGGCTCCATAAGCGTATCATTCGCCGTCTTGATACTCTTGAAGCCGCTTCTCAAGTAAGCGACGTTAATATACCGGGCTATGATTTTCATATGCTTAGGGGATTTAATCCAGCTCGTTATACTATCCACGTCAATGGACCGTGGTGCATTACTTTTGAATTTATTGATGGTCATGCAATTCATGTTGATTTAGAGCAATATCATTAAGTTCTTCAGAAGGAGTTTTTACCTATGACTACACGCAATCCCGAACGTTGCCCTTCTCATCCAGGAGAGATTTTAGCTGAAGCTTTAGAAAATCTAGATATAAGTAAAACAGAAATTGCTCGAATTCTTCAAATATCACGCCAACATTTGCATGGCATTCTTAAGGGGGCACGTCCTGTTACAGCGGCTACAGCTGCACGTATCGGCAAACTTTTGGGCAATGGACCAGCTTTATGGTTACAGTTGCAGGCAAATTATGACACATGGCATGCATTACGAGATATTGATGTTTCTTCCATTCCAACATTAACGGTTGGTAGGGTGGACGCGCAAATAGAACGTAGCCGCTAGAAATTTGCTTATCAGAAGCAAATAATCATATCGGACGATAGCGCCGACTTTAGATATTTTCATCGCCATTCCAACTATCATCTAAAGCACAATCTAAATCATCTCATATATCCTTTGAGGCATCTGCATAGACGAGAGGTTCTATAGCGGAACGGGATTCTATTAACTCATTATATGAATCGGCGGGAAGTATAATGAGTTTTTCACCCCCCATTAATCTTAAAATCATCCAACCATTTTAAAGGAGCATAAAGCATGGCGACAGATTTTTTACACGGCGTTGAAGTCGTCGAGGTTGATGATGCCACGCGTCCCCTTCGCGCGGTTCAATCAGCGGTTATCGGCATTGTCGGCACAGCACCGGATGCAGACGAGCTAGCCTTTCCTCTCAACACACCGGTTTTGATATCAGGTTCTCTTTCACAAGCAGCCAAACTTGATAAAACAGGCAAGAGACGCGGCACTTTGCCCAATGCTCTTGACCTGATTTTCAAGCAAGTGGGAGCTGTTGTTGTTGTCGTACGGGTAAAGGAAGGCGACGATGAGAGCGCAACATTGACGAATATTCTGGGTGGTGTGGACGCAAATGGTTCTTATGAAGGCGTTCACGCTTTGATTGGAGCACAATCCCTTGTGGGGCAAACACCACGCATCCTGATCGCTCCAGGCTTTACCCATAAGCGTCCTCTTAGCATTAACAAGATTGATGTTACAAACCAAGGGAGTGGTTACACCCAGGCGACAGTTAAGATTGCCGGTGATATAGAAGCAGAAGCGATCCTTACGGATGGGAAAGTGACGTCTATCGTCATAAAGAAAAATAGCTTTGATTATCAAACTGCTCCAATTGTAACCATTGAAGGTGACGGGACTGGTGCTACCGCCAAGGCTGAAACCAGTATAACGTCTAATCCTGTGGCAGCAGAACTCATCGGTATTGCAGAACGTCTGCGTGCTATTGTGGTGATTGATGCACCAAACACGACAGATGAAGCAGCTCTTGCTGCGGCACAAGATTTTGATTCAAAACGTGTCATTCTCATTGATCCCTTTGTGAAGGTTAATCGAAATGGCAAAATCTTAGAAGAACCGGCGAGTGCAGCAGTTGCAGGTGTCATTGCCAAAACTGACGCTGCAAATGGTTTTTGGCATTCCCCTTCAAATAAAGTAATCAATGGGATTGTTGGTATAGCACGCCCGATTGATTTTTCTATCGGTGACAGCTCTAGCCGCGCCAATCTTCTTAACGAACAAAATATCACGACTATTATCCGGGAAAACGGTTATCGCCTATGGGGCAACCGCACACTTTCAAGTGACGCAAAATTTGCTTTTTTATCGGTGGTGAGAACTGCGGATATGATCAATGATGCCGTTTTACGCGGGCATCTATGGGCAGTCGATCGCAATATCAAAAAAACCTACATGAACGATGTGAGTGAAAGCGTCAATGCTTACTTACGCGATTTAAAAGCACAAGGCGCCATTCTTGGTGGGCATTGCGCTCCCGATCCAGAACTGAACACAGCTAGCGCTCTTGAAAGTGGCAAAGTCTATTTCAACGTGGAATTCACACCAACAACACCGGCAGAACATATCACATTCCGTTCACAAATCGTCAGTGATTATTTAGAGGAGATCTTTTAATGGCCGTACCCGTTTTACCAAGAGTTCTGAAATATTTTAATATTTATGTCGATGGCATTCCATATCAGGCCAAATGCGAAAGTGTAACCCCCCCGAATTTGAATTTTACCGTTGAAAGTTACCGAGGAGGCGGCATGGATGTGCCCATTGAGATTGATATGGGTCTCGAAGTTTTGACACTCGCCATGACCATTTCTGATTGCTCTCCAGAGCTTATGACGCAATTAGGACGTCCTGATGTAGACATCTCATTACGAGGTTCCGTGCAAGCGCAAGGTGCAGCAGCGGAAGGTGTTGTCATCACCATGAGAGGACTTTGCAAAGGTTTCGAAATGGCAGAATGGCAACCAGGAGGCAAAAATACATCTACGGCAACATTCGCATTGAATTACTTTAAATATGTCCAGAAAGACGTCGAAATTGTCGAGATAGACGCCATCAACATGGTGAGAAAATTCAATGGTGTTGATCAATTAGCAAAGCATAGAAAATTTTTAGGAATATAAAAATGGCATCACAATCAAGCGTTACGTATCAATTATTCATGCCTGTTGAATTTGAAGGAAAAGAACATAGTGAGATTACTTTGCGTCGTCCAAAAGCAAAGGATTTGCAAGCGATTGATAAGAAGGAAGGCGTAGAGCAAACGATTGCTATGATCACACGCCTTTCTGGGTGGCCTTATGAGGCTATCAGCGAACTCGATATCGATGACTTATCGGGCATTGGAGAAATTCTTGAATCTTTTATCAAACGGCGGGCATCCTCGACTGGGAAACCGCCGCAAAACTCATAGCCGATATCGCCATCGTTTTTCATTGGCCGCTTTCAGACATGATGGAAATGGAGCCAAAAGAGTTAATTTTTTGGCGTAATCTAGCAGCAGAAAGGCATAAAACAAAATGAGCAAAAAAGTTGCAGATGCAAAAGTAAAACTGTCTTTAGAAGACGGGCTCACTGCACCTATCAAGCGTCTTCAAAAGGAATTTGATGTCCTTTCAAAGAAGATATCGCATAAATTGGGTGTTCACCGTTTTTCTGCTGCGGTAAAAAATATGACCAAAAGTCTGCAAGGTGTTCAAGGTGCCCTCAGCACGGTGGCAAAACGTGCTTCGATTTTGTCCGGAGCTTTAGGGCTGGCTGGTGGTGGCCTTGTGGCAAGCTTAAGTGCCATTACCATGAAAACCATACATATGGGGGATAGCCTTCATCACGCGTCGCGGCACCTAGGTATGAGTGTCGCAGCGCTTCAATTATGGAGTGATGCTGCTGATCGTTCAGGATATTCCGGTGAACTCTTTCAGCAGTCCTTGGCAACTTTGAATAGGCGTTCTGCACAAGCTTTCTCTGGACAAAGAAGAGGTGTTATGGGGTTTAAGGCACTTGGCATTTCTGTCAAAAATGCCTCGGGACAGCTCAAATCAAACTCAGCCTTGTTGGAAGAAATTATTGACAAGATGAGTAAAATGAAAAATCAAGCACAAAGGCAACACATCGCAGCTCTACTATTTGGTGGTGATGGCAAAGAAATGGCTGCTATGCTCTCGCAAGGCATGGAGCCCTTCAAAGAACTATTCGCGAAGGCGCGCAAAGGAAAGTGGCTAATAGGTGCAGATGTCGCGCACTATGCAGCAGATTTAAGTGATAAGCTTGGGGCTTTTAAGAAAAAAATAGGTGGTGTCGCTAATTTCATTGGTTCACGTTTCATGCCCGTGCTCAATGACATGATTGATATCTTTTCAAAATTGATTGATGAAAACCGCGATCTCATTCAAACAACCGCTTCTGAATGGGCAAAAACCCTGAAGCAATTTATGCTGGATTTGCTTAATCCCGCTTCTGATTTGAGAAGGGGTATCAGCGATATCACGGAAAGCATTAAAGCCTGGTTTCGGTGGATGGAGCCACTGATCGGTGAAATAACACTCTTTAAGGTTGGTCTCGTTGCGCTTAGCGCTTTCATTGTGGGCCCGCTCATTGCGTCTTTAATTGTGGTTGGGGAAGCAGTCGTTTCGCTAGGTGTCGCTATTATGACCACCCCTATCGGTTGGATAATTGGGGGCATTGCATTGCTTGTGGGGGCTGGGTATCTGCTCTACAAAAACTGGGATAGGGTCGCAGGCTTTATAGGAAAATTATGGGATTCTTTTGTCGGCTTATGCAGTAACGTTTTTGATGAATTAATAACTCTCTTTAAAGATTTTTCACCACTCTATTGGATAGCCAAAAAAATCAACGCATTGGTTAAGTGGTTGCTGGAGCACAATTTAATCGAAGCAGGCTCTAATCTCATTGCGGGATTATGGGAAGGCATGAAAAGCAAATGGAATGCTCTGTGCAATTGGTTCAGCGATAGCGTTAACAAATTAACGAGTTGGATGCCCAATTGGATAAAAGAAAAGTTAGGTTTTAACGTCACGATCAATAAAACTTCAACGGAAACTCTGAAAACCTTCACCGATGAAACTAATGCGCGCGCAAAAAGAATGGTTGATAGGGCAGTTGTTACGAGCACTCCGTCTGGAAAAAGCGATAATGGTTTCCATCCAGGTGAAGTCAAAACAGAATACGGGGAGGCAACAAATGTAAAAGTTGGATCCTTTAAGGCTCCTGAACCTATTAGGGTCCATAGATCAGCAGAAATAGACGCTTCTATAACCATTACAAATTTAAATATTTCGGGGGGAAATGGTTCCACGGAAGAAATCCACGCGGCGGTTAACCGAGCATTTGAACGCCATGCTAAGCAACAACGCTTAGCTATAGCCTCCAGCCTTTCGGACTAAATACCATGATGCTGGCTTTAGGGTGTTTTATTTTTTCGATTGAAACAGCAGCCTATCAAACACTTGATATGTCTTACGAGGTCCCGTGGGTTGAGCAAGGGCGATTGGGACGAAAAACGGCACTTCAATTGCCTGCTGCTGCAAATGTGGAATTTTCTTTAACAGGCGTGATTTATCCAGATTTCAAAGGCGGTTATGGACAGCTAGAATATTTGCGGCACATGGCGCATGGGGGACCTCACATCCTGGTGACGGGTCAGGGCCTGATTTTAGGCAAATTTGTCATCCTTTCCGTGAGCGAAACGCAGAGCGTTTTTCATCAAAATGGCCTTCCCAAGAAACAAGAATTTACCGTGCATTTAAAAGAATATGGTGAAGATTAATGAGTGATCTTTATGTGACCAAAGAAGGCGATATGGTTGATGCCATTTGCTGGAAATATTATACCAAAGGTCAGCAAGCGCTTGCTGTTGAGCGCGTCTATGCGGCTAATTTTGGACTTGCAGAATATGGGCCAATCTTAGAAGCGGGCATCACTATCCTCTTACCTGTCCTGCCTTATCCCAAAGCGATGCCAGTGATCAGAATTTGGGGCAGCAGGCAATGAAACCTTTTTGCACGGTTACAGCAAATGGAGAAGACATCACAAGAAGCTTAATGAATTATGTGTTGTCGATTGAAATCACCGATGAGGCAGAGAACAAAAGTGATCGTATCACCATAGAGCTTGATGACCGTGTACGGGACAGTGATAACGGCTCGCTCGATATCCCTTTAATAGGGACAATCATTTCTGTGACACTTGGATATGAGGGTGGCAAAATACGCAATATGGGAGCCTATTTGATTGATGAGATATCTGTTAGTAGTCCACCACGAAATTTAAGTGTTACAGGACGCGCGGCATCCATGAACACGTCTTATAGGACGCCAAAAAGCCAATCTTATCACCAGCAAACATTAGGGAATATCATCCAGGAGATAGCACAGCGCAACGGCTATACGCCAAAAGTTGATCCTACTCTTGCAAAAATTGTTGTCCGTCACATAGACCAAACTGCTGAAAGCGATATGGCTTTTGCAGCGCGTCTTGCGGGGGAATATGATGCTGTCGCAAAGCCCGTTAATGGCAAACTTGTTCTCGCTAAACGTGGTGAAGGCAAAGCTATAACTGGTGAAACACTTCCTGTCGTGGTTATTCATGAAAAATTATGCACCTCTTGGGATTTTAAATATAGTGCGCGTGATGAAGCTGGTGCCGCAAATGGCTTAGAAACAGATGCCGGAGACGACCAAAAAGCCGCGGCGGATATACGAGAACCCGAAGAGATTGATGATGGTGGGGATTTCATTCACATGGATGAAAAGGACATGCCGGACCCACCTGAACCAGAAACGACAGTCAAAGAACCTGAAAAGCAAGAGGAAGAAAAAAAGGGCGGCGTTACCGCAACTTATCATGATATACGCAGTGGTGAAAAAAAGGAAGTCAAAGTTGGTAACCCGCCTTTTCATGAATTAAAATACACCTATCATAATCAATCAGAAGCGGTTGCAGCAATCGCCGCTTACCGCAATAAGTCATCACGAGGGAAGTCATCTTTTTCGTGCGATATTGGCGGTGATCCCTTTGTTCAAGCAGAAGCAAAACTTGTACAGGAGCCACCATTTCGGCCTTACATTCCTGCTGAGTGGTGTATAAAAAGTGTCAAACACAAACTCGATAGAACGGGCGGATATACAACGAGAATAGACTGCGAGCTTTTTGATAAAGCGCAGGAAGATGCTGCAGGAAATGTAGCAAATACGATGCCAGATAAGGATGATACTATCGACCCAAATGCTCCGCCAGATGCATCTTATGATGAAGGCGAGGGCGTCATTCACATGGAAGAAGGCGATATATGAGGGGGCATTCTAAAAATGAAAGTCCACTTTAATGGCTAAGCTACGGCAGGAGGTATTTATGCGAAAAATCAATAAAGACGGCATTGAAGCTCTCAAGAGGTGGGAAGGTTTACGGCTTGAATCCTACCAGGATATTGGAGGAGTTTGGACCATTGGTTACGGCCATACAGAGAATGTTAAAGCGGGGGAGACGATCACGGCTAAGCAAGCTGATGTGCTTTTAAAAAAGGATCTCATAGGCTTTGAGCGGGCTGTTCATGAAGCAGTCAAGGTGGACTTGAATGACAACCAGTTTGCCGCCCTTGTTTCCTTTGCGTTCAATATTGGTGTAGCTGCTTTCAAAGAATCTACCCTGGTTAAGAAGCTCAATCAAGGTGATTACGACTGTGTGCCCGGACAGCTCAATCGTTGGGTATATTGCTCTGGAAAAAGATCGCAAGGCTTAATCAATCGCCGTGCTGCGGAAATAGGTTTGTGGTCTAAGGGCTCCTTTATCGCATCACAATGTGTTGAGTGTGCAGAACCTGAACGTCAACGTTTCCATAAGACAGGTGAGGGGAAATCGGCCATCGTTGCGGGTTTAGGGCTTTTGGGATCTACATGTTCTGAGGCAGCTCACCAGCTAGAGCCTTTTATCGGTAATCTGGATATAATGCGCTATGCGTTTTTAGCCTTGACGCTTGCAGGTGTTGGGTTCGGATTGTGGGCCACGATGAAGCGCTTGAAGGAAGCATAATGGTGAAAAACTATCTGCTGATGATGGGTGCGGCATTAGCCGCTTTTTTTATGGCCTTCTTCAAGATCTTTAAGCTTGGACGGGAGAAAGAGCGGGATAGACAAAGCCAGGCTGATTTAAAGGCCGCGCAAATAAGACTGGAGGTTGATCATGAAATTGATCAAATGGACGATAATAGCGTGCGCTCTAATCTGCTTAAATGGGTGCGCGACAAATAGAGTGCCGTCTTCGTCTTGCATAGGGTGGTTTCCGATTTATTCAACATCAAGGGATGTGGCTGATATGAGCCTCTCCTTAGCCCGCCAAATCTTAAAGCATAACACCCAGGGAGCCAGGATTTGTGGGTGGAAATCTAGTGAAAAAATCTTTTAACTTATTGATTATTATTGCATTTTTGTGCGATAATAACGAACGTGTAAACGCACCCCTAAGGAAGATTATCCCATGCATAGACAAGAGCATTCTCTTGCAGAGAAGAAAGATAGTGATGAAACGTCAGAGCATGATATTTGGCTATTGAATGAAGAATACCAGTATTATGATTATATAGCCTCGGATAAAGCGCTTTCGTCAATTAGACTTCCTGATAATAGTCCTTTTTTTGAGCAAGACATAGACGAGAGGATGGAAGAGCTGTTACGAAGATTTAAAGGAAACGTGGAAGAAAATAATTTAAAAAGGCCTGATATAGCAATTTTAAACAAGGAAGGTGCTGCCGTCATCGTAGAGTTTAAGGCCCCCGGCGTTTCAATGGATAATCACGTTGCTGATTTAATGGAATATTCCCAATTATTGCTGGCAAAGTCTAACGGTAAGCTCCAGCAATTTTACGGCTATTTAATCGGCTCGACTTTGAACCCCAACCGATTATCGCATTGGATAAAATTTTCCGGCCGCAACGGTTATTTCAGCACAGCACAAATAAAAGAACCGGGCACTAATCACGTTGTTGGAGAATTGCGCTCGGAAATATTATTTTACGAAGATCTTATTTCTAAAACCTCATGAAGGATTGAAGTGTATAAAGATAAATTAAGCTTAATGAGCACGGCAGCTCTCCTCAAATTTGAGAGCACTTTCCTCAAAATACTTATTGACAAATATTTTCTAGTGTGATTCCTTAAGAGAAGGTGCGTAAGAAACACCGTAGCAACAAGCGGGTGAGTTCCGATAAACTTTCTTCCGCGATGATTTTGACTCTTTGCGCGCTTTCGTGCATTAATAGTCTTGTCGGGTGTGGTTACGCCATACAATACCCTTATGGGGAAAGCGTAACGACGGGCTTGTTGCCGTGTTTCTTAGCACCCGGCAACCTTTCGAGGTGCCTCAATAAGAAACTATATTAAACAACAAGGAGGCCTATTATGGCTAATCTCATTACAATATCAGAGCAAACGCTTGGGCAGGAGACTGTTCAAACGGTAAATGCGCGTGATCTGCATGCGTTCTTGGAAGTGAGTTCCAATTTTAGAGATTGGATTAAAAACCGCATTCATGAATATAATTTTAAAGAAAATCAAGACTTTATCAGTTTCGCTAAAATTTTAGCGAAACCTTCAGGAGGCCGTCCGAGCGTGGAATATCACCTCGCACTAAATATGGCAAAAGAGCTATCCATGGTTGAACGCAACAAGAAGGGCAAGTAAGCATCGCTTCTCGGCGTTTTTACGCACTCACAAATTTCTCAAAACACTTATTGACAATTTTTTTTAAACATGTTTTTTTGAAGACAAGTGCTTCAAAAACACTTTAAGTTCACAGCGGGTGAGTTCCGATAAACTTTCTTCCGCGATGATTTTGACTCTGTGCGCAGTTTCGTGCATTAGTAGTCTTTGTCGGGTGTGGTTACGCCATACAATACCCTTATGGGAAAAGCGTAACGACGGACTGTGAACCGTGTTTTTGAGCGCCCGACAGCCTTCTAGGTTGTCTTCATCAAAAACATTTAACTTCACAGGAGTACACGATGACTCTCATTACAATTAATGAAAAACAAATTGGGCAGGAGACTGTTCAAACGGTAAATGCGCGCGACTTACACGCATTTTTAGGGGTAACAAGCCGCTTTAATGATTGGATTAAAAACCGCATTAATGACTTTGGATTCGTTGAAAACCGGGACTTTGTAACGCTTACTAAAAATTTAGTAAGCGGTGGAAAACAGAAGGAATATCACCTCTCACTAAATATGGCGAAAGAGTTATCCATGGTTGAACGCAACAAGAAGGGCAGGCAAGCACGACAATACTTCATTGAGTGTGAACGTCGGGCCACGGCTCCTACAAATGTCCAGGAGATTTTAAACGACCCAAACCATCTAAAGACTTTGCTCTTGAATAATGTTGAAAAAGTTATTGCCTTGGAAAGCAAGGTTAAAGAGCAAGAGCCCAAGGTTGCAGCCTATGAGCACTTAACCAGGGCAGATGGTACCATGTGTATCACTAATGCTGCTAAAGCCTTAGAGATGAGACCGAGAGATCTATTCGCCTATCTGTCGCAGAATAAATGGATCTACAGGCGCATGGGGAATACTGCCTATATCCCTTACCAGGAGAAGATACAGTCAGGCCTCATGGATTGTCCTACGAAAGTTATTAGCCGTGGTGACGGAAGTGAGAAGATCGCTGTTCAGGCACGTGTTACTTCAAAGGGGCTGGCACGTTTATCGGAGATTCTTTCGGGAAATTCAACGCTGAGGGAGGCCGTATGATGAGTAAAAAGAGAATAGATGAACTCTTTACTTTGTGCGAATATTTAGATGAATGTCGCAAAGTTGCCCGCCTATACGATGATTTGTTTGTTGATATCCAAAAAGCTATGAACAACGTCGTAACTAAAATGAGGGGAGTTGTTAGTGAAGATTCGCCTGCTGATGATTTAATGAAACTCCTTTTTGCAGATACGACCTATGGCAATGGTGAATTGATATCGCGTTGTTACCCTATTTTAGAGAGCTTACAGCTTGAGAAGAGCGTACAGATCAAGAAGTGCGCATAAGTTCATAATCAATTATATCAACACCGGCCCCCATTTGGGGGCATCTATTTAAACCGGCTTTTATGAAATGAACCCGAACGGGACGAATTCACTAAAAACACCCCCATTTTTGATAAAATAGTACCGAACGGGTTCATTTTAAAATCACGAGTAAATGCCTCTTCTCAACCCGTCAAATCTTAAAACATAATACCCACAGAGCCAGGATTTGTGGGTGGAAATCTAGTGGGAAAAATCTTTTAACTTATTGATTATTATTGCATTTTTGTGCGATAATAACGAACATGCAAACGTGCCCCTAAGGAAGATTATTTCATGCACAGACCGGACCATTCTGTTGCAGAGAAGTTTGAATCAATCTCTGCTCGAAACGAGGATTATTGGGATTTTAAAGGGAGGCGGTCGCGGCGTGAGCATTGTCATGCTCTCATGGCTTATCCTGCTATGATGGTCCCGCAAATGCAGGCGGAATTGATTGATCTTCTGCTGCAGGTAAATCCCAAAATCGAAACAATCTATGATCCCTTTGTCGGTTCAGGTACGGTTTTGGCAGAGGCCCTTTTGAGAGGAAAGAATTTTATCGGGACAGATGTAAATCCCCTGGCTATTCTTTGTTGCAAATCTAAAGCGGACTTTTTTGATCAAAGTAAGATCGAGAAGATCATTCAAGATATTGAGCAAAATTTGCAGAAAGAAAATGTGTCATTTGATCTATGCTGCTTTAAGGGAGCGGACAAATGGTTTGATGAAGATGCCCTCAAGGCCTTATCAAAAATACGCCATTTCATAAATCAACAAGAGTTAGTCTGGTGCAGGCGGTTTTTATGGATTGCCATGGTGGATATTATTCGCAAATATAGTAATACCCGCCTTTCTACCTACAAGCTTCATATCCGAAAAGACAAATCGCTTTACACAGCCGAGGATATTTTTCGTGATTTTATTAAAAAATGCACTCTCAATATTAAGCTTAAAGTAAAATTTTGGAGTGAGCTGAGCGAGAATGGATATGTAAAACAAGATGAGCTATCACTGAAAAATGAATTATATATCCAGGATGTGCGTCATTTACCTGAGACTGTTAAAGCGGATTTGGTTATTACATCTCCACCTTACGGGGACAATGCAACGACCATCACCTATGGGCAATATTCCTATTTACCGCTACAGTTTATAAATTTAGAGGATATAGGTGCGTCCTTTGATGACAATTTGATTTGCTCTCAATCGGCGATAGATAGCGTGAGTTTGGGAGGTAAATTAGGGGAGTGGGATTTACGCCGCTTTTGGGTAGAAGAACAATCACCTAGTCTTAAAAAAATCACCACCTTGCTTATTCAGAAAGCCAAAAGGGGAGAGCGGAAGCTTATTATGTTCGCTTATGATTTATTTTTATCCTTACAAAGGATTGTAAAGACGCTTAGTCATGGTGGATTCATGATGTTTACTCTTGGGAATAGATCTATCAGTTCGGTCAGCATCCCCCTGGATAAGATTGTAAAAGAGTTTTTGGAAAGACTAGGTTTAAGGAAAGTCCATCTTCTAGAAAGAAACATTCCAAGCAAACGTATGCCTGGTTCAATGAAGAACGAATATGTCCTCATTATGCAAAAAACCTAATTGAGTCATCAGCTCTCCCCAAATTTGACGAGGCCTATTTAAACGGCCTTTTTATGAAATGAGCACGAGTTGAAAGTTAATGGACGAGACAGTTCAAAGATTAGGAAGCCTTGTTCGGCAAACACGAAAAATGCAAGGGCTAACGCAAAAGCAACTGGCGGGTGTAAGTGGTGTTGGGGTGCGTTTTATTCGCGAATTAGAACAAGGGAAAGAATCTTGCCATATCGGTAAAGTTTTAGTGATTATTCAGATGCTGGGCCTCACGGTTCAAGTCGATGATGAGATATTGTGAGGCACAAATTAGATGTTTATAGCTGTCGGCCCAATTTTGAGCAGACAGAGGTTTTCCGGGAAATCCGTACAATTTTGATCGAGCACGGCAGCTCTCCCCAAATTTGGGGTGAATGATTTAGGCGGCCTTTCCTTTGGCCTCTTCAACCATACCGTTAATAATGGCGTTCATCAAAAGCAGCATGTAAAAAATGTTGAGCACGGCACTTCCAAATAGGCCGGAGCTTAACAATAGATTCAAGTCCAGTGCTGTATTTGTTAAAGGTACAGTTAACGGGGGAATCTTCGTGTTTAATACGCCACTAGTATCTTTGGTTGCGAATGCCGTAAAAAGAATAATCGATGTAATAGAAAAAATGGACAAACGGCCACTGGTAAGCAAATAAGATTTTAGAATATATGTGCCGCGTTTCTGCAACTTTTTATCTACGTACTTATGCACGCTTTTGAGGTAGGATGAATTATATAAAATGGCGATCGAGATCATGTAGAAGATGAGTGTGGTAAAGAAGAACATCATAAGAGTTTGTACTGTTATATCAGTCATCTGTGCCTTAAGGAGAAAAGCTGCAAAAGCGGAAGCTAGCAGGATGAAACGGGAAATAATTTTATGAATTTTCTTCAT